TCTGAGCGTCGTCCTGACGCTCCCGGGAATCGCCTGCATAAAAGCAATGAAGGAATGAATTACTGAATAGGAAGGCTGCGGACCGGGCGCGCGACGCGCTCGAGGTCCTTGCCGTAGACGCTGAGCCAGCCATCTACAAAGCCCATGCCGTAGGCGCTGCCGGCGGAGAACTGCGAGCTGGTCCAGTGGTAGCGCTTGCTGAAGACATTCTTGTCGCCCAGCGTGATCTCCAGAAACGAAGCCTCGCGACGGGACATCAGATGAAAGTCCTTGTGACCCTCGCGCTCGAAGGCGGCACAGAACTGTGCTGCGGGGTAGGAGTCATCTGCACCGATCAGATCGTCCGTGTTTGCTCGGCCATCCCAAGCACTCTTCGCACCGTTGAGTTCGTTGCCGTAACCACCCCATTCGAACTCTCCCTCAGCATCGGCGCCGGTTGGGACGATCAGGTAGTAGGGCTTGCCGTCGCCCGGGAACAGGCCACCGTTAACGCCACCTTCGCCTGGCCAAACCTCGCCAACGGCTGGGACGCCGATCAGACTTGCGACTGGCTTTGCCGCGGCGACCATCCCGGAGAGAACTTGCAGAGCCAACTCCGGGTTCGGCGTGGAGAGCGTGGTGGTTCCATCACTTACGTTAATCAGTTGCATGGGATGCTCCTGTGAGCGAATTGGGCGCAGGCCGCCGGCGCTACCCGGCAAGCTTCTGGTCTGAGCGTCGTCCTGACGCTCCCGGGAATCGCCTGCATAAAAGCAATGAAGGAATGAATTACTGAATAGGAAGGCTGCGGACCGGGCGCGCGACGCGCTCGAGAGCCTTGACGTCGTAGTAGAGCCAGCCAACTTCAAAGTCCACGCCGTAGGCGTTGCTGGCGGAGAACTGCGAACTCAGCCAGTGCCAACGATCCTCGCGCAGGGTGACCAGGCCTTCGGCCTTCGCTGCCATCAGCAGAGCGCCTTCGAGGTAGGACGGGATGTGCGCATCCAGCTGCAGCGCTTTCACCGCGATATCGCTGCCGGCTTCAGCCATGGCGCGAGTGTTGGCGGCGCCGTCGCTAAGGCTTTGGGCGCCGGCAACGTCATCGCCGTACTTGCCCCAGGTGCCAATCAGCTCGTTGTCGAGCAGGACGAGTGCGCGCTCTTCGCCGTTCAACCAGTAGCGAGTGACGAAGGTGCCACCTGCGAGAGGTTGACCGCGTTCTGGCAGGTCGGCGGCGGATACGGATTGCTGTGCATGTTGAGTCATGGTTTTCTCCGGGTATGCGCCGCCCTCCGAAACCGGATGCAGCATGAAAGGTTGGGTTATTGCTTCGGTACTTTCTGGAAGAAAGCAGGGCGAGGGCCGCCGCGTTTTGCCTTGGGATAGTCGATTTGGAACTTTTCGAGGATGCGAATGAATGCTGGGAAAGTGATGCCTGCCTTTTCTCGTGCCTGGTTGCGTGTCAGGCCAAGTTCTTTGAATGCCTTGATGCGCTCTGCGTCCTTGGCGTCCTTGGCTTCGTCTACTTCGTGCGGCCTTAGATTTTGGTGGCCAATATACGTGGCAACCTGAAAGCTAAATCCGCCTTCTTTGGCGATAGTCATGAGCAGCTTTCTTGATTTGCCTGTGGCCCTCATCGCCTGCGTGTAGTTCATGGTCAGCGCGAGTTCGCGTGCCTGCTCTGTCAGCTTGTTGCGTTCCTTCAAGCGCTCAGCGGTGCGTTCGTCTCGTTCTATCTGGCGATTGGTCTTCTGCCGGGCGGCGGCTGCCGTCAGTGGCTTTGGCGGTTTTGGCGGCTCGATCTTTGCGGGGACAACTGGTTTCGGTGGCGGCTCATGTCGTTCAGGCGCCGGTTTGAAGCTCGGCCCGGACAGAACCTCAATAGTCCCTCCTTTTTCAAGCCAGTCCGCCTGTAGCAGGGCCAGCTCATGACGTTTCGGATCTAGCTCCTTGACCATGTTGATATCGCTGCTGATGTAGGCGTTCATGGTTGATCACCGTGGAATACTTGCCAGTGTTGTTTGCACCAACTCAAGGAATTTGGCGCGGCGGTCTTGCAGGCGCTTCAGCTCGTCCTTGAAGTCGTCTCGGGTCTGCCGGTAAACGATTAGCTGGCTGGCCTCGGGGAATTCTGAGCAGTAACTGATGAAGTCGACCCAGTCAGCGTCGGCACAATCAATGTGCCCAACAAGCTGCCAGCGATAAGCCGGGTCAAATGACTTGCGCTTGAGGTTGGCGTAATGCACGGCGGCAGTTACCGACTTGATCTCAAGCACGCCTTTTTCGCCGATGCGGCCGTCTGGAGAATCCCCGAACGTTCCACAGTCAAAGAAGCCTCCGTTCGTGACATCGACGAACTCGGCGTCCTCGTAGAGCATGCGGGCGATCGGCTCCTGTTCGTGGCCACGATCCATGTGATCCGTGGAGAAACTGAACTCGGCTTTGCGCCCGGTCGCCAGTTCCAGAGCGATCTGAAGTGCGTACTTCTTCGCCGGTTCACCGAACGCCGCGCCGTCGTTGGCCATGATGCAGCCGAAGTTCGAAGCGGTGGCCTTGCCGAGTCTCAACGCCTGCCACACCTCGGTGTTTTGAGGAACGTCATGCCACACGCGATTCATTGGCGCATTCCTCCATGAGTTGCTGCTGGTGGGCATCAGTGATGGATACGCGGGCCAGTACAGCGTCAAGATTGCCGTCGCGCTTGTAGGCTGCCTTGGCGTTATTCCAACCCTTCTGGTTCTCTGGAGTAAGCCATGCAATGACCGGAGCCTTCGGGCTGATCCGCAATCCTTCCAGCGTCTCTTTGCCGAACTTGACGTTGCTGTCGACGTAGACAGTCACCTTGAAGCCTGCCCAGTCCTCAATGAACGGCGAGCCGGTCAACGAGCGCATGGTCTTGCTGTTGGTCGCGTTGAGGATCATCGGTTTCAGCTTCTCGCCGGGCCGCAGCTCCCGTTCCGCGAAGTGCGCGGTGTTGAACACATCTTTCGTCTTCTTGGTTTTGTCCGTCTCCAGCGATACCCGATTGATGGTGAGGATCGTCGGCTCGACGATATCGGCGCTGCTCAGATAGGGCGAGTCGAACGCCTTTCTGAAGTGGGTTTTCGATTCGTTGCTCATTCTGACTCCTGATACCGCTGGTTCCAGGCTGCTTCAGCCTTTTCGTGTGCATCGGCGTGATACCACTCCTTCACATGTTCCGGCGCTACCTGTTCAATCTCGCCATCGGCATTCTTGTACTGGTTTATCGGCACAGGGCTTTCGACACGCTGTAAGAGGCCGGGAAAGGGACGGCTGTACTTGCACTGCTCACAACCGATAGAAATCCCTCGATCGTATGCAGTGACGATCGGAACAGACCCGCAAAACGGGCAGCATGACAAATTATTCATAGACATGACGGCTCTCCCCGCCATGCAGGCGGCGTGTGAGTTCGAGTTATTGAGTGATTCGGTCAGCGAGTGCGCTGAGGATCATCAGGAAGGTTAAGATGGCGAGTACAGGGAAGCTGCCGCGCCATAGGAGTAGGCAGCGGGCGAGTTGGTGGCTGGTCATTTCGCCACCGCCACAGGAAGGTTGATCTGCTCCCGCTGAATCTCGCGCATCTCGGCGTAGATGCCCCACCAGAACACCGTGATGACTACGCAAAACCACCAGAATGGCTTCATGGGTTGCCTCCCCAGTATTTGATCGGGATGAAGGTGTAGTTCATCTCGTCATGCTCAACGACGCGCCAGTATTCGAGGCCGTTCCGGTTGAGCAGTTCTTTGAATGTGTAGTGGCGGGTGGCGTGGATTTTCATGGCGCCACCTGTTTGCGGTAGCCGGCCTTGTGCAGAACTTCGCAGACTTCGTAGTGGCTGGTCAGGCTTCCGGTATGTTGGAACTCGGCCAGCATGGCCTGTACGGCCTTGTCGCATTCTTCCGCCGCGATCTGCTCGGGCGTGCGGATTGGGCGGAAGCAGCCGTATGCACCTTGAGCGACTTGGAGATATTCGAACTCTGGAGGTGCATGAAAGGTGAATGCAGCCATTTCAAAAGAACCGCTCATGAAGTGGGCTATCACCGTCACTTGGTCGCCAACGCGCGGGTCTGTTGGCAAGGTTTCCTCTGGATTAAACCCGGAGAATTCGCACACCGTCCCAACCGGCGGTAGGCCTTCTCCGTTCCAAGCCGATGGTGTAATTGGATGAAAATCTGTAATTGGCGCTTCCTTTGGCTCGGCTCCTACCTCCCAGTGATTAGCATGACCAGCCCACCAGAACCTGTAAGGCTTGCCACTTTCCAACAGATACCACTGGATTCCTCCAGTGCTCGTGCAGCGCGGATCCATCCCGTAATGCGTGGCCCCTTCTGGCGCCTTACTCCAATCGATATTCATGCCTTCACCTCGTACGCCACAGTCCACTCACCGCACAGGCAAGCCCGTCGCGACCATGCGTGAACGTTTTCAATGCCGGCGTCGTAGGCAAGTGACAGTGCGCCGAGCCAAGATTTATGCGTGAAAGCAAGAGTCATGCTGTTCATGGCGATTACCCTCGCGATTACGCACAGCAATCCGCCGGACGCGCTCGCAGTAGTGTTCGAATTCGTCTGAGTTGATGACGTGAACCGAGAAATAACTGACGATCATCGTCTCGGCCTTGGCTTCGGCGATGTCGCCTTGCCCTGGAAGTAGCATCGTTCGGATGGCCGACTCGATAGCCTGAATGGCGATGGCGTGGTTGTTCACAATTCACCGTCCTCTGACTGAGCAATCAGCGCATGGTCTGCGAGTGGCTGTAGCAGCTTCTCAGCGATTTCGCCGAGCATGCCGAGCGAGTGGTCGCTGTTGCCGAGCAGCTCATCAGCAGACACCTTGTCGGCGCATCCGCGCTTGGTTTCGATCAGCATGTAGCCGAGCGATGGGGTGGGGACTTGCAAATCAGCAAGCCGGTTATTCACATGCTCATCAACCGCCAGTGCGAAGTCGCGGAAGCGAACGCCTTGCTGCGGGTTCATACGGCGCTGAAACATTACGTCGCAGCCGCGAATCAACCGCTCAGCCGCGTCATACAGCCACTCAGACCGCGCCAGATCTTCCGGCGCCTCACTCACTGGAGGCGGAAGCTTCGCGTCGTGCGCGGCCTGACAGATATTCAGTCTTGCGTTCATGATCGCCTCCAGTAGTGGCGGGGTTATTCAGGTGTGCGCTTTTCTTGCTTGGCCTTGACGGCGCAGTCGGCGTGTTGAGTTCGCCAGCCGCCGGAATACCGTTCAAAGTGGCCTTGGCCGACCTCTACACGCTGATTGCAGCGGTAGCAGGTGCCGGGATGCTTGTTTCTCATGCGATATACCCGCCCGGCATAGTGGTAATCACATTCTTTGGCGCGTCATGCATCCGACCTTTGGCGCAGTCGTGGACGTCGGGGTGGGGCTTGCGAGGGAGGGGTTGGGTTGTGCGTTTCATGGCTGGCTCCGTGCTGCGAGCATGGCGTCAGCAATCTGGTACGCGACCTGTGCCGAGCCGTGGATATTCGATTCATTAATGTTCATGCAGACCAGCGCCTTGGCCGCGAAGTAATCGCGCAGGCTCATGCCTTCCTGCGATCGGTTTTGCTGAGAATCCGAGAATTCCCCGTTTTTTGAAAACGGCCGAGCGAACGCCGGCCCGCCATCATTTTTCGTGCTCATCACTCACCTCCAGCCGCAAAATAAAAAGCCCGACCTAAGCCGGGCTTTACTCACTCACGCAGACCTCCCTACGTGAGAGTGAATGCGCCTCCTGCTGGAGGGCTTGGCTGTCTGTTACATGGCTGCAAATCCTCCGCGTGGCCGTATAGGTTCGTGCGCCGTCCAATCGGGCGCTTGCAGCTGTACCTGCATGGGGGTGTGATCTGCGCGGAAGGCAAGCCCCGCTTTGCGCCTCTGAGTGCGCCCCCTCAAGCCACGCTCCGGTGATTTCTCACTGCCTGGTCGTGGTCTCGCGTTCCTCCCGAGGTTGCGAACCCTCGCTTTTCGGCTAGCTGCCAGCGCCTTAATGTCTGCTGGCGGTTCAGATCACACTCCGATGCACCCTATCTAAACGAGTTTTCCCAGAGAGATATCGGGCCGATTTACGTCAGGCGGACGCGCGACGAAGATCAAAAGCAATAAATGAATTACTGAATAGGCAATCTGCGGACAGGGCGGACGAGCCGCTCGTCGCTCTTGCCGCAGTAGTAGATCCAGCCATCTCCGAAGTCCACGAGGAAGGCGTCGTCGGCGGAATACTGCGAACTCGACCAAACCCAGCCAGTCAGCCTACCGTTGAGGTTCAGCCATATCTCATAAAGCTCGGCAGCGGCGGGAAGGTAGAAGTCGGCATGACCTTCTGCCTTGTGCTCGTAGGCGGCAACTGCTGCTGGGTATTCACCATCGGAATCAACCAGTGCGGCGGTGTTGGCCATCCCATCGATCAGGCTGCTGGCTGGCGACAGGTCGCCGTACGGACCCCACTCAAAACTGCCCAGCTCATCACCAAGGATCAGGTGGTAACTCGACTATGTACCGCGTGCAGGCATTACGCCTGCGTAAATTCCGCCTTGTCCTAGCCAAACCTCACCAATGGCAGGTGGCTGAATACTCTGCGCTGTGTTCATGTTGATTTCCTGTCGGGTTGTTGTGGCTTTCGAATGCCTCCCGGGGTTTGAGAGGCATTTGTAAAGCCAGATGGCGGTCCGGAAACAGCCAGATGCCATCTGTATTTAGCCGGCCACTCGCTACTGGCGCAGTCACAGGCTTGATTCTCAAATTGTTTTTCCAGCCGCGACCCTGTCCGCCAGAAAACTGCTTTCGGTGCTTTACGCTGCACACCCGGGTCAGTTGCCAACCCTCTGAACCGTTGAGGCCGGTTCATCGCTGCCTTGTTGCGGCGGGTCTTGTCAGTCCCTGGCCGGTGTTTCGTTCGGCTTGAGGTCATTTAAGCTTGCTTAAAAGGCTACGTCAAGCATGCTTACTAAAAAAATTTAGCATGCTTAATCATGGTGCGACAAAAAGCCCGCGCTAGGCGGGCTTCAGTGACAAATCTATTAGACGTTCGGTTTAGATGTCTCCGTCGAAACTGTGGGCTACGTATCTCCCGATGACGGATACATGCTCAAGCTGGTCAGGGTTCAGACTTTCATCTGGATTCTTCGCGGAGTTGTCGGAGCGAATGATAAGGCCTCCGTCGAATCTTTTATATAGCCGCTTGATACGCAATTCGTTGCCGTACCGGATCCCATAAACCTTACCGTCCTGAATTGCGGTGTTGCTTAAGTCAAGTGTGACCTTGGATCCCTCCGGGAGTGTTGGCTCCATCGATTCGCCAGTGATTATGAAGTCTGAAAGATTCTTGGGGTTCAGCCGCTTTCGCCTAATCCAATCCATCCGATATGCGTTTCCCTGATCCTGGTGCACTTCCTCTATCACCATTTCTCCCGTCCCTGCTGCAAATCTCACCTCAATGCGAGGCACGATAATGAACTGGTCATTTGGAAGATCCTCAGGCGCTTCCCACGCAATAACATTTTGCCCCGGAGTGAATGGTTCCGGGACTCCCTCACCAGTCGCGATCCACCTTGCGCTAACTCCTGACTCTGAAGCCAGGGCGAAAAGGTTCTCTGGTTTTATAGATGCGGTTTCGCCAGTCGTCCACTGAGTAACGGCGGATGGGGACACACCGCAGCGCTTCGCCATCTCGCTTTTAGAGAGCTTGCTGTGCTCGATCGCCAATGCCACCCGCTCATGCCGACCGGCAGGCTCTGAAACATCTCGTCCGAAAAAATTCATTTGCAAGCCCTAGAAAAAAGTTAAGCGAGCTTAATTCCGTCGAGGTTAAGCATGCAGTGCCGTCTTGCGCTTGCTCATTAAGCATGCTTAAATTCAACCAAACTAAGTGGAGCACTTATGAAAAAGACTGAGGTTTTAAACCACTTCAAAGGCGTCAGTAAGGTTGCTGAGGCTCTGGGCATTAGCCCTGGAGCGGTTTCTCAGTGGCCTGAATCGGTGCCTCCCCTTCGCCAGCTTCAGTTGCAGGCGATCACCGGCGGCGCACTCAAGGCATCCGAAGATGCCATGCGCTTCCTTACCCCTGCTGCTTAACCAATTCGAACAACCAAGGAGCCTCACCAATGGCAGATGAACCACGGAAAAACAAAAAGCATGTCAACCAACTGAAGGTGCTGCTCGATGACGAGTACGAAGGCCTTCTGGACTATGCGGCACAAATTCACAGAACCAAAAAGGGCGTACTTGCCCGAGAGGTTTTGAAGTCTTGGCTCCATGACCTTGTTGGCAAGTCTATCCGCGATGACCGTGCGGCCTGAAGCAAAACAGTAGGGACCCAGCAGGGACCCGATAGGGACCGGAGGCCGTATGCCAGATGAGAAGGGCATGGAGCTTGGAGAGTTGCTTGATCCGGAAGAGTTGGAATTGCTGGAGGCGGAGGCGGCAAAGCGCGGGATGTTGCCGCATGAGCTGGCAAAGCTTGGAATCCAGCAAGAGCTGAACAGAAGGACAAGGCCGAGAGCCATGACAGGAACGATTCAAGCGTTCCGCAAGAAGACGTAAATCCAAAGCACAAAAAAGCCACCGGGCAAGGGTGGCTGATTCGATAACACAACGTGAGGTCGATTATGAACCATCAGCCAGTGTTCATCAATACCCCAAGTCATATGCCTTTGATCCAGCCAGTCGCTGGTCCATGGCCCGTCTACACGACATTTAAGACATTGCCAGAGCAAGACCGCTGGTACATGTACGAATCCGCCAAGGCACACCGCAAGCTCCTCGAGCAGAGCGGCTTCGAAATGTCCGAAAGCTACGACGAATTCATCAAACGCGTCACCGATGAACTGGAAATTTGACCATGCATTATTTCAAAAGAAACATCGGTGACTATCACAAAAAGGCTGGCCGTCTTTCCATGACTGAGCACGGCGCGTACACGCTTCTGCTCGACGCGTGCTATGACCGTGAGCGCTTCCCAACTCTCGAGGAAGCTCTGGACTGGTGCTGGGCACGATCTGACGAAGAAGTGACTGCGGTTACCTTCGTCCTGAGCAAGTTCTTTGATCTTGTTGACGGTCGTTATGTCCAGGCGCGCATTCAGGATGAAATCAACAGCTATCACGCCATGGCCTTGAAAAACAAGGTGATTGCTGAAAAGCGTGAATCCGACAAACGCACGAAGCGTGAACTGGATAGCACGAAGCGTGCACGCGACGTACACGAACCGGCACCTAACCAAGAACCAAGAACCACTAACCAAGAACCAAAAGATCAAGATCAAAAGATTTGCGCCGCTACCGCTGCGCCTGGTCAGGTCGAAGATCCGAAGGACTCCTCAGGGGCTGTCCAGCCCAAGGCCAGTAAGGGCACCCGCTTAGCCAGCGACTGGGCGCTTCCTGAAGCATGGCGCGCTTGGGCCGTTGATGCCCGCCCAGAACTCGGCGTTGTCGGTATTGATCTCGAAGCTGACAAGTTTCGCGATCACTGGCATTCCGCAACCGGCGCCAAGGCCACCAAGGCTGATTGGCTTGCCACCTGGCGAAACTGGGTCCGTAACGCGCACGCACCTCGCAATGTCCACGCGTTCCCTGTGAAATCTGCCTTCACCAACCTGCCGCAAGTAAACGCCGCCGAGATCCGCGCCCGCACTGCCGAGAATGAACGTCTGGGGGTGCGCCGTGCGAACTTCTAAATTCGGCCTTGAGCCGCGGGTAAAGACTCGCAACGACCACTGCGAAGCGCATGGTCAATATGATCGCCGGCTCGTCGAGGCATTCGATGGTGCCAGCAAGGTGATTGGCTGCCCGAACTGCTATTGGGAGAGCATCCACACCTCTGACGATAAATCTCAAGACCACATCGACGCGGTTGCTCTGAAACGGTGGGAGGCCACCAACGCATCGCTGTTCGCTACCGGAATCGCGCAACGCTTCCGTGCCTGCTCACTGGATAACTACCGGACTGATATCGACGGTCAGGCTGTGGCGCTCGATTTGTGCCGCGCCTACGTGAATCAGTTCGAGGAGAACTTTGCCGCGGGGCGATGCCTGCTGATGCTCGGCAACTTCGGCAACGGCAAGACACACCTCGGCTGCTCGATCTTGAAGGCGGTGGTAACGCAATACGGCGCGCATGGGCTGTATGCGCCGGCGCCGGACATCATCAGTGCAATCAAGGCGACCTTCAACAAGGGTTCTGCGGACACCGAACAGGAAATCATGGCCGAGCTGTCGAGTGTCGACCTGCTGCTGATCGACGAACTCGGTGCCCAGGGTGGGACCGAGTTCGAGCGCAACTCGCTGCACACGATCATCGACATGCGCTATCGCAAGATGCTGCCGACGATCATCACCTCGAACCTGCCATCCGCCGAGCTTTCAACCTACATCGGCGACCGGGCGCTTGATCGTCTGCGGGAGAACGGCGGTCACGCCATTGTCTTCGACTGGGAATCCAGCCGCGGGGGTGATCAATGAGCCGCGAACTCTTCAGCGTAGAGGCTGAACACGGCGTGCTCGGCGCACTCATGCTGGATGCCTCTCTATTCGAGGATATTACCAGCAAGGTTCAAGCGTCTGACTTCTACTTCCAAGATAACGCAGCGCTTTATCAGGCAATCGTCGAGTGTCATGCGAGTGGAGATCCGATTGACGCGGTCACCGTGGGGCTTTCGCGCCCAGCATTGCCAAGCGGTGAAAACACGCTGGCATTCGCCGCGGAGATCGCCAAGAACGTGCCGAGCTCGGCCAACTGGAAGACATACGCCCGCCACGTCATGGAGCGCGCCGTATTGCGTCGCCTCGTGGATGCCGCAGCCGCGGTCACTGACATGGCATTTGAAGATGCGCCATTGTCGGACGTGATCGCCAGCGCACAGCAGGCAATGGCGGATCTCCGTGATTTGGACGACGGCGAATCGGACTACAAGCGCCTGGACGAGATCATCGGGAAGAACATCGACGTGCTGGACGACAAGTTCAATCGCCGGGTTCCCGCGGGCATTCAGACCGGGCTCGCCGATCTCGACAAGATGATCAAGGTGCTGAAGCGCAAGACCGTGACGGTGATCGGCGGACTTCCGGGCAGCGGGAAAACAACACTGGGAATGCAGATCTGCCAGCGCGTAGCGCTGAATGATATCGGCACTGCATTGGTGTTCAGCCTCGAAATGCCAGAGGAAGAGCTGGGCAACCGTATGCTCGCCTCGGTCGGGTCTATCGACTTTGGCCGGATCGATATCGGCACGACGATGGAAGACGAGGACTGGCCGAAGCTTACGTCTGCCGTAAACAAAATACAGGGTAGGCCGCTGTTCGTCAGTGACGCGGCGGGCCAGACCCTTTCAAAGATTCGCAGCACCGCGCGCATCGTGCAGAAGAAGCACGGCCTAGCGATTCTGGCCATCGACTATATCGGCCTGATCAAGTCGGAAGAGCGCGCACAGAACCGCACCGCCGAGCTTTCGAAGATATCTACCGGGATCGTCAATCTGGCAAAGGAACTCAACGTTCCCATCGTCCTGCTGGCCCAGCTCAATCGTGAATCCACCAAGCGCCCCGGCAAGAAGCCGATCGCCAGCGACTTGAAGGACTGCGGCCAGATCGAAGCGGACGCCCACATGATCCTTCTCGTTCACCGCGACGGTGAAACAGAGGAAGGCCAGAACGGCGTCACCGAAATCATCATGCCCAAATGCCGACATGCGCAGGTCAATAGCTGCCTCGTCCAGCAACAGGGGAAATTCTTGCGATTCGTCAACTTTGCCGGGGCCAGAGAAATCAGCCAGGAAGAAGTCGAGATGGGCCGTGGCTTTGGGATCAAGAAAGGGGAGAAATTCTGATGGCCGATGACATCGATATCGCGCAAGAGCGCATAGAGGCCGACATTGCCCACCGCATTGCATCGCGCACCGTTTACACCGGCATCAGCGCCAAAGAGTGCGAGGAGTGCGGAGAGGAAATTCCCGAGAATCGCCGCGCTGCGGTGAAGGGCGTGAAGCTTTGCGCGCCTTGTGGGGCTTTGGTGGAGCTGAAGGCGAAGGGAGTGCGCAGATTATGACTGCCCCCTTCTTTTTGATTGTGCCGTTCATTTCTTCCAGCGGTGGAGCAGCGATGACCTCGACGCCAATGGAATCTATGGGCATTTGCGAGTTCGCCGCCGCTCAAGTCCAAAAGCTAGAAGGAGCGCTTTCAAATATCCGCACTCAGTGCGTGCGAGGTGAAGAATGAGCAACGTCATCATCAAGCCTCGCCACTTCTGGTCTGCCGGCGCCAGTCGAATTCGCGACGTGTTCAAGCTGGCCTTCCAGTTCGCCGCCGAGCTGTCCGTCTCCAGCGCCGTCGAGATCATCGTCCGCCCGGTGAAGTCTCGTCGCACCCTGGAACAGAACGCCAAGCTCTGGGCGATGCTGGGCGACATCTCTCGCCAAGTTGATTGGCCGGTAAATGGAGTAATGCAGAAGCTCGACAGCGAGGACTGGAAAGCCCTGATGACCGCAGCGGCCCGGCAAGAGATCCGTATGGCTCAGGGCATCAACGGGGGCGTGGTCATGCTGGGCGAAAGCACCAAACGCATGACCGTTGCCGAGCTTGGCGACGTGATCGAGTGCATGTACGCCTTCGGCGCCGAGAAAGGCGTGGTCTGGAGCGAGCCAAAAGGGCAGATGCCAGAGACTTGGGAGGCGGCAGCATGAACCAGTTCAAGCCGGGCGATCTCGCGCTTACCATCGTTGACGACCCTGAGATCCCAGCCTACAGCGTCGTCACGCTCTACTCTGCCATCAAGAAGGGCGAGGACTGCCTGACATGGGACGACAAGCCCTCAGTGGCAAAGGAGGATGGCTGGTTCGTCATCCATCCGAATGCTGCCGACGAACGTCTCTATGCCGAACGAGAGTTGATGCCGCTCAAAGGGGAATTTCAGCCCGAGCAGCAGAAGTCGCTGGAGGTGGTCGAGTGAGCCTTATCAGTTGCTTTACCGATGATGAGTTGCTTGAGGAGCTGGTTCGTAGACGCAACAGCAACAAAAGCAATAGGCAGCCTGCCAGATGGTGTGAGGAGTGCCTGAATTTCCGCCCATGGAGTGAAAAAAGCGAAGTTCCTACTGAATACAACCCGTGTTCCAAGAAGCATCAGATGGACTTTCATACTCCAACCGCATGGCAATCGCCGGAATGCTTCGGCCATTACCGAACCATTTGCACAGACCGACAGGAGTGCCCGCAGTGAGCCTCCCGTCGAAACCCCGCAAACCCAAGAAGTGCCAGAACCCGGCCTGCTGCGAGTCATTCGTTCCATTTCGCACTGGTCAGAACGTATGCAGTCCTCGCTGTGGTCTGGCGATGAAGGCTGTGAATCAGGAGAAGGCGCGTAAGGCACTGTCGCAGCTCGACCGCGCCGAAATCAAAGTTCGCAAAGAGGCCCTGAAAATTCGCGGCGACTACATGCGTGAAGCGCAAAAAGCGTTCAACGAATTCATCCGGGTTCGTGACCAGCTCGCCGGGCATGCCTGCATCTCCAGTGGTCGGCCATTGGACTGGGCCGGTAACGCGGTTGACGCCGGCCATTACCGTTCCGTGGGCGCCGCACCGCACCTGCGCTTTGACGAGCGCAACTGTCACGCCCAGAGCAAGCAGGACAACCGCTACCTGTCTGGTAACGCAATCGACTACCGCATCGGCCTGATCAAGCGCATCGGCCTGCTTGCAGTGGAAGAACTTGAGGCCGATCAGTCGGTGCGCAAGTACACCATCGAAGACCTCAAGGCCATCACCGCCGAATACCGCGCCAAGACCCGCGAACTCAGGAGAGCAGCCGCATGAATCTCGTCCACTTCTACTTCGGATTTCTGTTGGTACTCGGGGGCGGCCTGCTCGAACTCAGCCGCTATTTGTGGCGCAAGGACAAGGCTCTGCGGGGTGTGAAATGAATATGCGCGAAGAGTTTGAGTTGGCATATGTCGAGGGCTTGGTGCGGCGATGCGGCGAAGGCTTCCGGTCGACGGCATTGTGTTCGCTTACTGAAAAGCGCCCAGACGGCGAGTACCGAGATTATACGGACTTCATTGCATGGTGGGCTTGGCAAGCCTCCCGCGAATCGCTGGTGATTGAGTTGCCAAGGGCAAAAAACATCTTGCCGCATGATGCCGATCGAGAGTCGGCGTGGGACGTTTGCAAGGATGCATGCATTGACGCAATCGAAGCCGCCGGCCTGAAGGTGAAGCTATGAACTGGCTCCCGATCACCTGCACCGTCTGCACGCTCATCTGCCTTGCCTGGTTCTTTCTCGAAGGCCACGTCATCAATTTCGTGAGGTCACGGAAAAGATCAGACGTAGTCAACTTCGATCTGGACCGGATGAAAGAGTCCCTGAAAGGTCCGTTCTACGAGTTGCCACACGGGCTCACGAAAGAAGAGCTACGAGCACACCTGATCGCCCACGCCAGAAGCATCGAGGAGCGTCAGCCATGAACTGGACACCAATAGGCGAAAGCAAGCGCTGCATTTCGTCCGATGAGGGCTATCTGATCAGCAAGTATTCGCTGGAGGAGGGTTTTGCCTATATCGCGCGCACTCCGTCTCCAGCCTCGAAGCTTTTGACCGTCGGCACCGATCTGGACACGGCCAAGGCTGCATGCGTCACACATATTGAATCGACAAAAGGGAAGGCCGCATGAATCCGATCGACATGATTCCGTTGATGACCACCAATGTACCGGCGGCAGGCAAGTCGTGGGGTGACATCTGCCGAGAAGGTCAGGCCAATCAGGACGCATGGGTTGCTGCCTTGAGAGAACAAGGTGTAAGTGCCGCCCACCCCGATGATGGATGGGTGAATCGCACAACAAACGAAATCAATTTTGTGTATCCGCAGTTCAAAGATGACCTACAGCCTGGGTCTCTTGTCGCACTCGGCTGGCCTGACCGTCACCGCCTTGTTGAACTTACAGGACTCAAGGTTACGAAGTTCGGCAGCAACATCTGGACTTTCCGGAGTGCTCAATAATGGCCGAACGCAAAGTCACCGACGAGCAGCTTGTCGAGGCCTTCAAGACCATGAGCCTCTCTCAAGCTGCCAAGCACTTCGACATGGGTCAGCGCAGCATCGAGAAGCGCAAGGCGAACCTGATCCGCAAAGGATGGAGCCCCGAGCACGATATGACCCACATCGTCCCGGACGGGTTCAAGCTGAAGGGCACGTCGAGCCTGTACAAGGAGGGCGTCAAGGCGCCGGTACTTCAATGGGTGAAGACCTCTTCGGACGAGCAGCGTCAGCGCGAACTGATGGAGGCCGCCATTGCTGCGATGGGTGAAGACCTGCCGCGCATGGTGTTCTCCCCAGCGCCAGCAGCCTGCAATACCGACCTGCTGAACTGCTACGTAGTCACGGACTACCACCTCGGACTTTTGTCCTGGCACGAGGAAACGGGTGCCGACTACGACCTGAATATTGCCGAGCAGCAGCTTGTCGCATGGTTCGCCACGGCCATTCACATGGCACCGGATGCTGAGATTGGCGTGTTTGCACAGCTCGGCGACTACCTACACTGGGACGGCCTCGACGCCGTGACGCCAGCCAGCAAGCATCTGCTCGACGCTGACACCCGGTTCCAGAAGCTGGTGCGCGTGGCGATCCGGGTAACTCGCCGCGTCGTCGACATGCTGCTGACCAAGCATCAGCGCGTTCACGTCCTCATGGCCGAGGGTAACCACGACACCGCTAGCTCCATCTGGCTGCGCGAATGGTTCTCGGCAATCTACGAGAACGAGCCGCGCATCACTGTTGATCGTAGCCCTGACCCGTACTACTGCGTCGAGCATGGGCAGACCAGCCTGTTCTTCCACCATGGGCACAAGAAAAAGCCGGCGAGCGTATCTGACGTGTTCGTTGCCAAGTTCCGCGACGTCTTCGGCCGCACTCAGCACAGCTACGCACACCTCGGCCACCTGCACCACGTCGACGTCAAGGAAAATAACCTGATGATCGTCGAGCAGCACCGCACCCTGGCCGCGCCTGATGCCTACGCAAGCCGTGGCGGTTGGATCAGTGGCCGAGACGCCAAGGTCATCACCTACCACAAGCAATACGGCGAGGTAGGGCGCCTGACGATCAACTCTGACATGTTGAAAGCGGGGGCGGCATGAAGACGTGTTCTACATGTGGGGCTGATAAGGCCCTCGATGAGTACCACGCCGATAAGACAAAGCCTGACGGTCGAGCTCCCCGCTGCCGTCAGTGCTGCTCGGAGCGGAAAAGGGCGAAGTACGCGAGCAATCCAGCGGCAGCACAGGCGAAGCGTCGGGCGGACTACGAGAAGAACCGCGAGCGCACGCTGGCGACCAATGCTGCCAGCCGGGCAAGGAATGCGGAGTCAGTGCGTCTTAGCAAGAAGGTACATTACGAGCGCGTGAAACTTGATCCTCAGTGGCAGGCAAAGCAAAGGGCGATGCGCGAAAGGACCAAGGAAGAGAAGAGCGCATATGACAAGGCGTACCGGGCTGCTCGGCCCGAGCAGAACGCAAGGAACGCAATCGCCTGGGTAATGCGTAACCCGTATAAGCGCAAGACCATCTCCAAGGCGTACAAGGCTCGGCGCCGGTGCCAGGAAGCCGGCGGCGACAGCGCTGCAGCGATCCACTCCTGGGAGCTGGCGGCCGTAAAGGTCTGCTACTGGTGCCAAAAGTCCTGTGAAGAGAAGTATCACGTTGACCATTACGAGCCGCTTGCCCGTGGCGGTAAGCACGTCATCGCCAATCTGGTGATCGCCTGTCCGAGCTGCAACCTGAAAAAGAACGCCAAAGACCCGTACGCCTTTGCCGCATCCTTGGGGAGATTATTCTGATGACTTACCGCAATGTCGTATCCGCAGTGGTGCGCGCTCTGGCCGCCGAGACCATCAACTCGGCCGGTGGATGTGATTTTGAACCGAAGGTGCAGTGCGCTAAGCAGAAAGGGGAGATCGTCGGGAAGGAGGCTGCTTTCCTGACCGACTGCTGGGTATTCGGTCGACTGCACAAGGGGCTGGAGGCTTCGCAGTGGCGCGCGCTGGTGGCCAAGTTCTCCACGCACACCGATCGTAAGCATGCGGCCATTGCTGAGCTCACGCGGGCTATCCGCTCGCCTGCGCCTGAGCGTTTCCGCCATTGCGCCGTTGTCACCTGGGCGTTGCCGAAGCTGGCAGGCGTGGAGGGCAAGCGCTCGACGAATGTGCTGCCGGCTGGTTGGTACGAGATGGACAACTGGACGGATGAACCGCACCCGATCAAAACCCAGGAGCGGTGGCGCCGGGACATTCGCAAGAGTCTGGAGTCAGCAGTGGACGAGGCTTTGCAGGCTGCTCAAGAAATTCTCGATCATGAATGCTTAATTGGCACAGAAGCTGCTTGACACTGATTGAGCCAGTGAGCCATTATCTACCCATCCTGTCGATCTTGCGCGTTAGGGATTGACACTGAAAGCCCGACCCATGCGCCGGGCTTTTTGGTTTGTAGAATCAACCAACGCCGACTGCCCGCACATGCGGGACCAATTTCAAAGCCTCGCCATCGTGCGGGGCTTTTTCGTTTTCTGCCGCTTAAGCATTGACGGCGATGCAGCTCGCTCGTAACGAGACGACACCAGGTTCGAATCCTGGAGGCGGCACCACCTACTTTCCGATACACCGCTCCCCGGCGGTCTTGGCCGCCCACTGACGGCCCTTTTATTTAACGCATGCAACTGATAGAGGTCGAGCGCATGGAATTCATTCATCGCCTGCTCGACAAAGCTGACTTGATCCTCGCGGGTATCGTGGGAGCGGTTGTTGCCAGCCTCTGGCACAAGGACGATCTGACGGACTGGCGGTCCTGGGTGATTTTCCTCATCACCGGTATCGCCTGTGCGTTTTACCTAACCGGGATCGTATGCACCAAGCTCGACGTGACCGACCCCAACAACGTGGCGGGCGTCGGCTTCCTCTTGGGTGCCTTTGGCGGGTCGATGATGACCGCCATCAACCGCGCCATTAAAGCCGCTGACCTTTGGGCGCTGGTTCGCTCGAAGTTCGGGGGAGGCAACCCATGAACCTTCAAACGCTTAGCACGACCTTTATCGCCATGATCGCCCTATGGGCCATGTGGTGCGTTCTGAGTCACAGGGTGAGAGACGGCATTGTCGGGAAAGTCATTTACGCGGCAATCGCGGTATCAGGTTTCGCCATCGCAACTCGGGGCGAGACGGTGTTCTTCACTCCCAGCGCGGCCGGCGTCACCTTTCATGGAGCGCTTGCCTTGGCTGGCCTGAGGCACTGGTTCGTGGCCAATCACTGGGCCCGCGTCAAAGCCTGGCTGTGCCGATACCTGCACTGCGAGCAATGCCTGAACGAGCCAACAGCGCCACGCAATCGGGCGGGTGACAAATGAAAACCGCGCTTGCTTGGATCATCCACAGCATTCTTCCCGCATGGATTGCGAAAATCTTCGTAGAGGCTCCAACCATGTCCGAATTGCCAGATGCAGTACAAACCGCGCTCGCTCCAGCGGCCGAAATGACTGTGAACGATCTGCAAGCTGCGCTCGTTCCAGTTGCTCCCGCTCCCACCCCTGCAACTGACTATGTGGCTCTGGCCGCAACCGTCGTGAAGGTCGTCGACCCTGCCGCCGCACCAGCAGCTGACGCAGTCCTCGCCTTGGACGCCATGATCCCAGCCGGCACCATCGGCAAGCTCGAAACCATCCTCGGTGCACTGGGCCACGAACTGCCTGGGTTCTGGGCTGAAGCTGTAGCGCTGGCCAAGAAGGCTTAAGAGTTAAACCAAAGGGTGCCTGGCTTCGTGCGGGCGCCACTCTCTACACGCAATAAATTGCTCGAATAGACCGGGAACGCTAGGAATATTGGCAATTGATTGCAGCCCATCACGGTGAACGACATGGCCAAGACTTTCCAGTTGCAGGCCTATCTCCCGTGGTGGTTCGTGCTTTACCTGAGGGCCGTGTATGTCGTTGCCTGGGTGATCGGCATGGAGGCGGATGACGACAAGCTCACCCAGCAGGCCAAGAAGGCCATCCGGTTCCGCAAGATCGAGGTGATCCCATGACGACCATCGCCTACAAAGACGGCGTGATCGCCTATGACGGTCGTATCACCCGTGGCAATCAGATCGTTTACGACGACTTCGACAAATGCCTTGAACGTGATGGCGTCAGGTTCGTGTGCTCTGGGTCGACTGCTGATTTCGAAGGCATCATCAGTGCCTACTTCGGGACCGAGGCAAACAACTGCAGCGCGGTCGCCTTAATTGTCTCTGATGGTGTGGTGTGGCACTCCGCCGTAGATGAGAACACCGGCTTCTGGAAGGCGGCCCTGATGCTCGACAAGCCCTACGCATTAGGCAGCGGATCGGAGCATGCCCTTACAGCAATGGACATGGGCGCAACTGCCTACCAAGCCGTAGAGATGGCCATGAAGCGCGATAGCTGCACTGGCGGCAAGATCAGGACGCTCACCGTGAAGTCGTCAGAGCTTGCCGCCGGGTGATTTAGCTGCGAAAAGCTCCGACTTGCTGTGGCATAGCTGGGAACCACAGCCAGTCGCCATCCTGCATCGGATTATTGAAGTTGCGCTTCACCTCGAACACGCGATCATCGCCATTGTTGCCTCTTACCGACAGGATGTACGCCGACTGCCAGCCCTTGAATGGTTCGGTCTTTAGGCCAAGCCATCCTGCGCGCAGCACGACAGCGCTTGTATTGTCAGCGCCGGTGTAAATGGTCCGCTCGCCCGGGTTGAAGGTGAATGGGATGTCGGTCAATCGAACCGGCTCATCATCAGATGTATAGGCCTCAATGGCCGCAGTATTTAATCCCACGATGCTGCTCCTTGCGTTTAGTTGACCACCACCAATACCGGCAACGGGCCCCCATTTCAAGCATCAGAGAATGCCATGACAACCAAGCAACCCGACTGGGAGGCCATCGAACGAGCCTACCGGGCCGGTGCGCTTTCCATCAGAACCATTGCCGACCGTAACGGCATCAGCGACACCGCAATCCGCAAGAAGGCCAAAGCGTCTGGATGGGCACGAGACCTTTCCGAGCAGGTTCGTAAAGAGGTTCGCAACAAGCTGGTTCGCGGTGAGGTTCGCGATGAGCAATGTGCGAACCCTGAGCGTGATGCCGAGATCGTCGAAGAGGCTGCTGAGGAAGGCGCCAGGGTTGTTCGCAGTCATAGACGTGATGTTCGCAAGGCCACGAACCTTGCGAACCTGTTGATGGATGATCTGCTGACGACAATCCAGCAGCGAGAAGCCATCGAGGACACAATCGAGGAAGAGACGAAAGGGGACAGCAACGGTATGCGCCGGGCGACGATGCTTTCCGCTGTCAGCCTGCCGAGCAATGCCAAGACCCTGTTTCAGCTTTCGTCGGCAATGAAGAACCTGCAGGTCCTTGAGCGCCAGGCATTCGGCTTGGACGACAAAGAGCAGCCCGGAGACTCGGACGAACTGTCCAAACTGATGGACGATCTATCGAAGGAAGCCTGACATGAAGCCCGAGCATCTGAAGCTGCTCCGGGATAAGCGCTGGCGCCTGAACAACCTGTACTTCATCACCGACAAGCAGGGTAAGAAAGTCCGCTTCAAGATGACGGACGAGCAGATCGAGTATTTCGATGGCCTGCATACCCGCAATATCATCCTTAAGGCTCGCCAGCTCGGCTTCACCACCGAGTGCTGCATCATCCAGTTGGACGCGGCCCTGTTCGAGTCGGCTAAGTGCGCGCTGATTGCCCACACGCTGAACGACGCCAAGCGCCTGTTCCGCGAAAAGGTGAAGTACGCCTACGACAACTTGCCGCTTGAGATCCGCAAGGCCAACCCGGCGCGCAACGACGCCTCCGGTGAGCTGGTATTCAACAAGGGCGGCTCGATTTACGTTTCCACCTCTTTCCGGGGTGGCACGCTGCGTTACCTGCACGTCTCCGAGTTCGGGAAGATCTGCGCCAAGTTCCCGCATAAGGCCCGCGAGATTGTCACCGGCGCCTTCGAGGCGGTGGCCACCGACTGTTTCGTTACGATCGAATCGACGGCGGAGGGTAGGGCGGGCTACTTCTTCGACTACAGCCAGAGCGCGGAGAAGCAGCAACTTTCAGGCGTACCCCTGGGCTTGCTGGACTGGAAGTTCTTCTTTTTCAGCTGGTGGAAGAACAAGGATTATCGGCTCGACCCCGAAAACGTCGTCATTCCGCAGCGCCTGACCGACTACTTCAACGAACTGCACGCCAAGCATGGCATCCACACAGATGCCGGCCAGCGCGCCTGGTACGCTGCCAAGGAAAAGACCCTCGGCGACGACATGAAGCGGGAGTACCCGTCCCTGCCTGCCGAAGCATTCCAGCAGTCGGTGGAAGGCGCGTACTACGCCAAACAATTCGCCAAGCTCTACTCCAGTCAGCGTATCGGCGTTGTGCCGAACAATGCTCACCAGCCGGTAATGACGTTCTGGGACATCGGTGTCGGCGACTCAACGGCCATCTGGTTCGTGCGTCAGATCGGCACTGAATACCACGTAATCGACTACTACGAGAACTCAGGCGAAGGCTTGCGGCACTACATGAAGGTGCTCAAGGACAAGGGCTACACCTATTCCGAGCACTGGGGGCCGCACGACATCGAGAACCGTGAGTTCGGCAGCGATGCCAAGAGCCGCAAGGACATCGCCAAAGAGGGCTATGTGATCGACGGCGAGAAGTACTCAATTGCCTTCGAGGTAGTCCCAAAAACCGGCGTGGATGACGGCATCGAAGCGGCGCGTGAAATCCTGCCACTCTGCGTCTTTGACTCCTCTCACTGCGAGACTGGCATCAGCCACCTTGAAAACTATCGCAAGGAATGGGACGAAAACCGTGGCTGCTGGAAGGACAAGCCATTTCATGACAGCACCTCGCACGGTGCCGATGCCTTCAGATATTTCGCAGTGGCGAAAACCAAGCGCGTTCGCAAAACAACCATCCGCCCATTCTCCGCATAACTGGATTACGCCATGAGCAATAGCGTTCGCAAACGCTCCGCCAAAATCGAAGCGATGGCGGACTGCTGGCCCATGATCAAGGCACTCCTTGGCGGGACCGGCAAGATGCGGGAAGCAGGTATAACCTACCTCCCGCGATGGCCGAATGAGGATTCGGGCTTCTATGACGCCCGTCTGAACACAGCCACACTGTTCCCGGCCTTTGCCAGAACCATAGACGTGCTTTGCGGCAAGCCATTTTCCCGTCCGCTCACATATGGAAAGGACACGCCGAAGACGATCCTCGACTACTGCGAGGACATCGATCTCCAAGGGCGCAACATGCACTCCTTTGCCGCCAGCATCACGGAAGAGGCGATGGCCTACGGGATCTGCGGAATTCTCGTTGATTACCCGAAGGCTGAAGGTATCAAAAACAAGGCGGACGAGGTCAAGGCCGGTGTCCGACCATACTTTGTGCAGATCTGCGCCGACAGCCTGCTTGATTACGCCTCTGAGCGCATCAAAGGCGTAGAAACCTTCACCATGCTGCGCTTTCTGGAGCTCGTTACCGAAAAGGTTGATGAGTTCAGTGAGCAACAGATCGAGCAGGTACGCGTGCTTTACCCTGGCAGATGGGAGACCTACCGCGAGAAAAAGAATTCGGAAGGTGATCTCGAGTGGATTTTGCATGAACAAGGCACATCAAGCCTCACCAAAATCCCGTTTGTTCCGGTCTACGGCAAGCGGCTCGGTTTCATGCATGCCATGCCGCCATTGCGAGAGTTGGCGTTCATGAACGTCGAACATTGGCAGTCGAAGTCTGACCAGCAGACGATTTTGCATGTCGCGCGGGTGCCCATCCTATTTGGAGTGGGCTTCGGTGAGGACGACAACATCACAGTGGGGGCGGCTACAGCCGTTACGTCAGACAAGATCGGCGCCACGCTCACCTACGTCGAGCACACTGGAAAAGCCATTGAGTCCGGGCGTGTCTCGATTCTCGACATCGAGGACCGTATGCGTCAGGTCGGGGCGGAGCTGCTGGTCATCAAGCCTGGCAAGATCACCGTAGCGCAGACCTTATCCGACAACGAGCCGGGAATGTGCGCTCTACAGCGAATTGCCCAGGACGTCGAGGACTCACTCGACCAAGCCATGCAGCTCATGGCTGAGTGGATTGGCGAGAAAGAAGGCGGCCATCTGTCAATTTACAAAGACTTCGGCGCCGCATCGCTCGCCGAGGCCTCTGCTGATTTGCTCCTTGAAATGAACGTTGCCGGCGTGCTCTCCAACGAAACTCTGTTCAGCGAGATCCAGCGTCGCGGCATGGTCAAGGACGGCATTACCTGGCAACAGGAGCAGGATCGCATCAAGACACAACCGACAAAGCAAGGCGTGACGCTCCCGGGCGTTTAACCGAGTAACCGAACACAGCCCTGGCATCCGCCGGGGTTTTTTTATGGGCGCGATTCCGGATGGATAGCGCCGCGCCGGGCCGGATGGCCTACCAAAGGGTTGGATGACCAGTATGAAACTGAAAATCGACGAAGAAGGCCACGTAGTAGTTGTAGATGGCAAGCCTGTTTATGTGAACGACGATGGCAAGGAAATCGCTTTCGATGCCGTAGGCACCGTGGCGACGATCAGCCGCCTGAACGCTGAAGCAAAGACCAATCGCGAACGCGCTGAGGGTGCCGAAGGCGCTCTGAAGAGCTTTGAGGGGATCACCGATCCTGCCGAGGCTCGCAAAGCACTGGAAACGGTGAAGAACTTCGACGCTAAAAAGCTGGTGGATGCCGGTGAAGTCGAAAAGGTCCGTGCTGAGGCAATCAAAGCAGTCGAAGACAAATACGCCCCAATCATTGCAGAGCGCGATTCGCTGAATGCCGCTCTTGTGACTGAAAAGGTTGGCGGCAGCTTCGATCGATCCAAGTTCATCTCCGACAAGTTGGCAATCCCCTCCGACCTCGTGCGCGCGCGCTTCGGCGAGCAGTTCAAGGTCGAAGGCGGCGAGGTCGTGGCCTACGACAAAGCCGGCAACAAGCTTTTCAGTCGAAGCAACCCAGGCGAAGTCGCCAAGTTTGACGAAGCCCTGGAACTTCTCGTCGACAGCTACCCCTACCGCGATCAAATCCTCAAAAGCTCGGGCGCCAGTGGCGGCGGGGCTTCTGGAGGCGGTGGCGCTGCGGGCGGCACAAAAACACTCTCTCGCGCCCAGCTCGAAGCACTCCCCGCTGCCAAGCAGATGGAGGCAATCAAGGCTGGCGTCACGCTTACTGATTAAAGGAACTCATCCAAATGGCCAACACCCTTACCAGCCTGGCGCCCGACCTGTTCGAGTCGCTCGACATTGTTTCTCGCGAAATGGCAGGCTTCATCCCGTCCGTAACTCTGGATGCCACCGCTGAGCGTGCCGCGCTCAACCAGGCGATCCGCATCCCAATCACCCCGGCGCAGGCTGCCGAAGACGTAACCCCTGGGCAGTTGCCTCCTGATGATGGTGATCAGAGCATCGGCAACACCCCGTTCAGCATTACCAAGTCCCGCATGGTTCCGTTCCGCTGGACCGGCGAAGAGCAAAAGGGCGTGAATACCGGTCCAGGCTACGCAAACATCCGTCTTGATCAAGTGACCCAGGCTGTGCGAACCCTGGTGAACGAGATGGAGGTTGATCTGGGCAAGCTGGCCTATGCGGCATCCCGCGCTTCGGGCGCCGCAGGCACCACCCCATTCGCCACCAACTTGGGTGATACCGCTCAGGCGCTCAAGATTCTGAAAGACAACGGCGCCCCGCAAAGCGATCTCCAGTGCGTGATCGATACCACGTCTGGCGCTTCGCTGCGCACCTTGGCTCAACTGACCAAAGCGAACGAAGCCGGAACCACTGCCGTGCGTGCGCAGGGCACCCTTATCGAGCTGCACGGGTTCAAAATTCGTGAGTCCGCTGGCGTTCAGGTCCACACCCCAGGTACTGGTGCAAGCTATGTCACCAACGGTGCGCTCGCCATTGGTGCGACCACGATTCCTGCGCAAACCGGTACCGGCACTATTGTTGCTGGCGACGTTGTCACCATCGGCGCCTTCAAATATGTCGTGGCCACCGCGCTGTCTGGCGGCTCGTTCACCATTGGCGCTCCTGGTCTGCGCGCAGCTGTTACTTCCGGATCGACCATCGCCGTGGCTTCCGCCTTCACTGCAAACTTTGCGTTCTCGCGCTCCGCAATCATCCTGGCAACCCGCGCACCTGCGCTGCCGGAAGAGGGCGACATGGCCGATGACCGCATGATGATCACCGACCCACGTACCGGCATGACCTTCGAGTTTGCGATGTACAAGCAATACCGTCGCGTTCGCTACGAAGTTTCTGCCGCCTGGGGCTGCGTGAACGCCAAGCCGGCTCACACCGCAATCATGCTGGGCTAATCGAATTGGCCGCTGGGAGACTGGCGGCCAATCATGGAGAAAATCATGGCTAAAAAATCAGATGGCACCGATGACGATGCAGTTGAAGAGATCGCATACGTCACCATGGTGCGAGACGCTGACATCTACGATGCCCCGCATACCGCGCAGGTTCACCCCGACGAAGTGCAGAACTACTACTCCGGTGGCTGGGTACCAGCGAAAGAGGCTGAGTAAATGCTAACTGATCAGCAATTGGCCGACGTCCGTCGCTTCATTGGCTATCCGATGCTTGGTGACACCATTGCTGACAATAGCCGAGACCTGGCTTACGGCTGGGTCTCGCCCGGCACCTGGCAAACGCTTTATCACCGCCTCTCGACTTTGCGGCCCGAGGAAGAAGCTCGGATCACCACGTTTCTGACGACCCTTTCCGGTCTTGAAACTGCGGTCACTGATTCAACCGAGAATCTCGATACCGATCAGGCCGCGGTCTGGGTGCACAACAAGAACGAAGTGTCTGACCGCATGAAGCTTTATCGGCTCTGGCGGCGTGAACTCTGCTCGTTCATTGGCATTGCGCCCGGACCGAGTCTTGGCAATGGCGGTACTCGAATCTCCAGGAGCTGATATGGACGGCACAAAGCTCCAGGCCAAGATTTACAAAGGATACGGGCAGGCCGCCAAGCGAATCGGTTTCGACTACCAGCAATTCCGCGCTACGAGCGCCAGTAACCCGCTGATGTCAACCGCATTGCAGACGCTGCCTGCGTCGTTCACCACGAATTTCAACTACTCGGCGCCGAACAAGTACGGCCAAGCCACTTGGCTGGGCCTGTTCGACGCGCGCACGTTCCAGCCGGGCGACTTTCTGGTTGGGCATCAGGGCACGTTCTTTGTCGCTGCGATGCAGGACACGCTGCCGATCTACTGCGTGCAAACGAACCGGGTTGTCTCGGTGTTGCGTGTAGGAATGGATCCTGGCGTTGGCCTTGGTGGCTGGGCAGGCGATACACCAGCCAGTGAGGCGCCGCTGATGCAGGGATGGCCTGCCAGCGTCTTGCAGGGCACGAAAGGCGAGGCGAACCCGGCGAATCTTCCGGGCGATGTCCGGACCCCTTGGTGGGCAATCCTCATGCCGGCTTGGCCGGGGATCGTGCTGCGCACCAGCGACATCATCCGCGACGAATTGGGCCGCAAGTACGTGATCTCGAGTGCTGAGCTGACGGACATGGGGTGGAGATGCACGGCAATGCAGGTACAGGTGTGATATGGCGAGTCTAACCGACGTACTGAAACAGGTCGCGGCGCAGATAGCAGCGATCGCCTATCCGAACGGAACCGGACAACCCAGCGCGGCCGGCATTCCACTCCGGGTGTATCCGGGCTGGCCAGTGCCGAACGTGCTTGAGACTGATTTGGCTTCTGGCGCCGCGCACATCAGCGTCTATGCGGCAGGGAAGGATAGAAAGACCACGCGCTACATCGGCAGAGAATGGACGCCACTGACGACCCCGACCCACACCGTTGTCATGACGGTGGCTGGATCGGTCGTAACGCTATCCGGGACCATCAGCCTGCAAAACCTGATGATCAACCTGAATGGCGTCAGCTACGTTTACGCCATGCAGCTCACCGACACGCTGACGAGTGCCGCCACTGCGTTGTCTTCAATGATCCCTGGCGCTTTCAGCTCCGGTCCGGTAATCACGCTCACGGGCGCTCACAGCGTCTTTTCGCGGGTTGGTGGTTTCGGCTTGGCCTACAAGGAGACAAAGCGTCAGGAGCAATCGGTGCAGATCATCGTATGGGCGCCGACGCCTGCTGCGCGTGACGCCGTCGCCAGTCCGATCGATTCGGCGCTGTCCGATGGCAACAGCATCAACTTCACCGACGGTTCATTCGGCATTATCCGGTCGTCTGGCTCATTGATGTCGGACCAGCTACAGAAGTCAGACCTGTACCGCATTGACCTGTTCTACAGCATCGACTACGCCACAACCCAGACCCAACAGCCTGCCGAGGTCATCGCCCCGGTGCTGAACATCGTCAACGCCCAATCCGGGCAACCCATTAAAACGCTCAACCCTTGAGGCCCGACATGGACTCCGATACCCCAGATAGCCCCGTGACCGCGCCGGCCTCGAAGGCTAAAGCAGCATCCCCCTTCAAGCTGACTGTCAAGTTCGCCTTTGCTGACTACCAAGTCGGCCAAGTAATCACCGATGCCGATGAAGTCGCCGCCGTTCTGGCCGGCGAGTGCGCGGGCAACGTCCTGAAAGTCGCCAACGCCTAACAGGCGAAACCCACACACAAGAAGCCGCCCATTGAGGCGGCTTTTTCATTAGGAGGACGCCATGCCCATTTACCCGGCAGGCAGCTTGAACACGGCGGCGCTCCAAGCCCCGGATCTCTATATCCAGATCGTTCCGCCAAAAACGCGCTACATCAATGGCGTCCCGACCGACATCCTCGGTATCGTCGGGATTGCTGACTGGGGTCCAGTGAACAGCGCGACATTGATCGGCTCGCCCGGTGATTCATCGCAGAAGTTCGGCAGCCAGACCGTGCGCAAGTACGACCTGTGCACTGCTCTGGCTGTCTCGATTCAGCTCGGCGCCTCGAACATCCGCGCTGTGCGCGTCACTGATGGTACCGATACCGCCGCTACCAGCGCGCTGAAGGACACTGCGGCCGCCACGGGTGCCACGCTGACCGCTTACTACACCGGCACGCTCGGCAACTCGCTCAGCGCCACGCTGGCTACAGGTTCGGCTGCTTCAAGCTGGAAGCTGACCATTTCGCTCCCCGGCGTATCGCCTGAAGTGTTCGACAATATCACCGGCTCTGGGCTGGCTCTCTGGCAGAACATCGTCAGCGCCGTGAACAACGGTCAGTCGGGAGTGCGTGGCCCCTCACAGTTGGTCGTGGCCACCGTCGGCGCGACCACCTTGGCGCCTGTGGCAAGCACCCAGACGGTGGTGTTCACCACGGGCACCTCGGGCAACACCACGATCACCGACGCGGTTCTGGTAGGTGTGGACGGCGTTACCGGCTCGACGCGCAAAGGCATGTACGCCCTGCGCGGCAGCGGCGCTCAGGTTGCGAACCTCGTTGACCTGACTGATGGTACCCAGTGGCCAACCATGCTGACCTATGGCCTGTCCGAAGGCTGCTACATGATCACCCAAGGTGTTGCAGGTGCTTCCTACACCACCGTTGCTACAGCACTGACCACTGCCGGCTGTGACAGCTACGCGCTGAAGGTCATGGTGGGTGACTGGGTGTACTGGCAGGACCAAGTGAACGGCCAACAGCGCATGATTGCGCCGGCCACCTTCGCCGCTGCCAAGATCGCCGCGCTTTCGCCGAACCAAAGCCCGCTGAACAAGCCGATCACCAACGCGGTTTCGACCCAGCGCAACCTGTCGCAGCAGCCATACAGCGTCGCCGAGATTGGTGCGATCAACCAAGCGCGCCTGGACGTGATCACCAACCCATGCCCTGGCGGCAGTTACTTCGGCCATCGTTCCGGCCTGAACTGCTCCAGTAACTCGGCGGTGAACGGCGACAACTACACCCGGATGACAAATTTCATCTCGCTGACTATCGCCGCATCATTCGGTGGCGTGATCGGCCAGTTGCAAACCCCGGATGTCCGCCGCACCACCAAGTCGACCATGGAGAGCTTCCTGCAGACCCTGGCTCAGCAAGGGATGATCGGCGACGTCAACGGCGGACCGGCGTTCTCGGTGCAGATCGATGCGTCGAACAACCCTGATGCCCGTGTAGCTCTCGGCTATATGCAGGCCGACGTGCAGGTCAAGTACCTGTCCGTGATCCGCTACTTCCTCGTCAATCTCGAGGCCGGCCAGTCCGTCACCGTCGTTACATCCGCCACCCCGCGCTCCTAAGCGCTGAACCACTTCCCAGCCCGGCCTAGCGCCGGGTTTTTCATTTGGAGAATGCCATGCCCGGTCAAGGCGGATACAACACAGGGAAGGATGTCGCCATCGACATCAACACCCCGACGGGGCCGATCCGGCTCCCGAAGATCATGAACTTCGACTCGAAGCCGAAGGTAACCAACCAGGAAATCACCCCGCTCAACGGTCAGACCGATGAGCTGATGATCCCCAAGGGTTGGACCGGAACCTTCGAGGCCGAACGCGTCGATTCCACCCTTGACGATTGGTGGGCGACCTTCGAAAGCAACTACTACGCCGGCATCAATCAGGACCCTGCAACCATCACCGAGACCATTCAGGAGATCGGCGGTGGCGAAACCCGGTACCGGTACACGCACGTCGTTCTGAAGCTCGAAGGCGCCGGCAAGAAGGAAGGCGATAAGACGATTCGTCAGTCGATGTCCTTCACTGCGCGCCGTCGCATCAAGGTTTAAACCGTTATGCATGGCAGCCCGGCAGGGCGCGGGCCTCGTCAACCCGCACGCCATGCACCTTTGACGACTCGCTGACCAGAGGAATTACCCATGGCTACTGTAAAAGTTACCGAAGCTGCTGCGCCGGTTCATGTTGATCAAAAACCAAAATTCACGTCGATTCAGGACAGTCGCGGCCGGACCATCCAGCTGCGCACCTTGGATCCGCTGCAGAAGTCCCGACTCGTCATCGCGGTAGGCGCTGATCTCGCCTCGAACAATGTCTACATGGGCGCCTTTGCGTTAGTTGCAGCGTCGGTTGTCTACATTGATGATCAAGGCTTCGGCCTGCCGCAGACCGTCAAACAGGTCGACTCCATGCTCGCAGAGCTGGGCGCCGAAGGCATGGAAGCCATCGAGAACCACATGCTTGCAGAGCACAAAGCTGCTCAAGAAAAAGCTGAGGCCCAGGCCAATTCCGACGCGCTCAGCGCCGAGCAGGCCGCCGCAAAAAACTAACAGAGGACTCCGATTTTCGCAGCCGATGCTGGCTGGTGAAGAACGGAGTTCCTTTTGACCGTGTTTTTGACTGTGGGCCGTTATCCGACTACGAGCGCATGGCGTTCTCCATCATTTTCTCGGAAATCGAGGGCGGCGGCGTTTTCAACTGGCGCACTTTAACATTCGATGAGAAGGAATGACCCATGGACTTCAAAGATCTCGGCAGCCTGGCGCTGCATATGGCCACTGCCGAGGTGGCGATGCTGGAAAGCCTGGAGGCCGGTCTTGAAGCGTGTGCGGTGAAGATCCAGAAGACCGCCGAGGCTGAGATCGGGCACTACCAGTCAGGTATTGGCCCATTCCCAGCTTGGGCGGACCTGGCGGAGTCGACGGAGACGCAGAAGGCGAAGATGGGGTATCCGGCCGATGCGCCACTTGAAGCCTCTGGCGAGATGGGGCGCAGCTTTACCCATGTCACTCACGGGCTTGAAGCGGTGATCGGCTCAACGGACGAGAAGATGTTCTACCACGAATTCGGCACGCTGAAGATGCCGGCGCGCCCGGTGCTTGGGCCTGCTGTGTTGCGCAACAAGGAGTACATCCGGCGGGTATTGGGAGCTGCGACGGTCAGCGGCTTGATCGGCGGCGTCGGCATCCACAAGGCACTTGGGTACAGTCTAGATTAGCGCTTGCTCAAGAAGGCTTTTGGCATCCAAAAAGGCTTTTTATCAGCGCCGGATACCCAAATAGAGCCACCTTCCTCAGGGTTATTCATGACTGTTACCGCAATCTTCGCCCTGCCTTTTGAACATAGCGCTTGCGCTTGATCATATGTGTCAACGCCGGCAGCTGAGCGCAGGTTGTCCACCATTTGCTTTGACTCGCCATCAAATTCAGGCTCGCCAGTTTTCGGTGAGATATTTGGCAGCTTTCCAGTCATTTGGTAGATGACAGACATCAGGCCAAGCGTAGTGCTGATGTACTCAGAAAGCTCTCTTGTCGGGCATGCGAAATAAAAATCGTTTTTGGTGGCATACGTGATTGCCCTGTCACCAGGATTGCATGAAGAAATCAAACAAGTCGTGCTTAAGTCGCCAGCGAACGAAACCGAAGTGATTGCAGCGCCAATAAGAAAAATCCATTTTTTCATGATCACCCCGTGATAACTGCGAAGAGAATGCAGAGGAAAGCGATAAGCGCGCCACCTGCGAAGATCGCCACCAAGCTGCTGGCAGTGAAGAGAAGAAGCGCATTCTGAATGCCAAGCTTCGGCTTCTTCTGTGCCCCTACTTCGTGCAGGTGCTTCCCGCGCCACTCGTACGTCTTGTACCCATTTGCCATGTGATTCACCCACAGAATAGGAATTGTCATTATGGCATTTGAGGCGTATTCCGTCGCCGTCAAGCTGTCGCTGATCAACCACGTCAGCGCAGGCATGCTGATGATCAGCAAAAGCCTGACAACAGCCGGCCAAGATGTCGATAAGTTGAACTCTAAGCTGGCGTCTATCGGTAAGCAAGGCGCTATTGGGGGCCTCATGGTCGCCGGCGGCCTTGGTATTGCCGCGATGTTCAAAGGTCCGCTTGAAGAGGCCTCGAAGTTCCAGAACGAGATCGAGCGCTTCCGTTCTCTCGGCCTGGGCGACAAGGTGACCAATGACGCGGTGAAGTTCGCCAGTGGTATGGACACCTATGGCACCAGTATTCGCGAGAACCTGGGCCTGCTACGAGATGCGCAGACCGTATTCGGCGACTTCCATGAAGCGCAGATGGTCACGCCGCTGCTGGCCAAGATGAAGTTCGCCAACGCCGCCTTATATGGGGATGAAGGCGGCGCGATGAAAGACAAAGCCTTCATGGACATGCTGAAGGTTATTGAAATGCGCGGTGGCCTGGCGAGCGAGGATGCTTTCTATAAGCAAGCCAACATGATCCAGCAGGTTCAGACCGCGACTGGCGGCCGCGTCAGCGGTAATGAATACTTGAACCTGATCAAAACCGGCGGCGTTGCAGCCAAAGGCATGAAGGACGCTAACTTCTACTACAACATGGAGCCTTTAGTTCAGGAAATGGGCGGCTTCAGGGTCGGTACAGGCCTGATGTCTGGCTATCAGAACCTTGTACAAGGCCGCACAACGCAGCGTGCTGCCATGGAATTGATGCGTATTGGGATGCTTGATCCGGACAAGGTCGAGTACGACAAGACCGGAAAAATCAAGCAAATCAAGCCGGGCGCTGTGAAAGGCACCGACACCATGATTGAAGACCCATATGCATGGATGAAGAACGTGATGCTTCCGGCTTTTGCAGCCAAGGGGATCACTGAAAGACAGGCAGTTCTCAATGAAATTGGCGCGATCTTTACCAATCGCACAGCTTCTAATGTGTACTCAACCATGTACACGCAAATGGCGAACATAGATAAAAACATCAAGCTCAACTCCGGCGCCGCCGGCATCAATGAGCTGGAAGAAAACGCCAAGAAGACCATGACTGGCAAGCTCATCGAGCTGAACAAGAAGTGGACCGACCTGCAGCTCAAGCTTGGCGACGTTATTCTGCCGCTGGCTATACGGGCGCTGGACAAGCTGAACCCGATGCTCAAGGACTTGGCCGGCTGGATGGAGAAGAATCAGGGCACAGTGAAAGGTTTGTCGTATGCATTACTAGGGCTATCCGCATTCCTCATCGGTGGCGGTCTGATCAATATGCTGATCGCCGCCGCGCGCGGCTTCCAGATTCTTGGGTCTGCGCTGCTGATGAACCCGATAGGCTTAGTTATTGTTGGGATCGCGGCTGTGGCGTTCCTGCTCTGGAACAACTGGAAGGAGATCAGCTCATCGCTGAAACTCGTCTGGGGCGACATGAAGACCATGTTCGTCAAGCTGTTTGAGGGCGACATCATCGGCGCGTTCAAGTCATTCGCGCTGGCGTTCCTCACCGGATGGCAGACGGTCTTCAACACGCTGATCGCAGGGGTGAACCTCGTTCTGCCAGCATCGATGCAGATCTCGAAGACGACTTTCGCCGATGACCTGCGTGCCAAGGATGCGCCGCGTCAGGCGTGGTCGCCTCTTGTGGCTCCAGTCCCAGGCAAGTCTGGCGCCGATGGGCAGCAGAACATCAACTTGTACATCGACGGCAAGAAAGTCAGCGACGTGGTGATCCAGCGCATGGCGAAGGAAGCCGCCAAACCAAGGACAGGAACGCAGGGCTTCGACCCAAACCGCAGCATGCTGATGCCAGGAACCCCGAGCGCAGCCTATCCAAGGGGATAAACGATGAGCTTTACGAGCTTCCTGGACAATTTCGCTCCGGGCGGGGACCCGTTTGCCACCCGGTTGATCGTTGGCGACTTTGAGTTCTCCGGACTGGAGGTTCCAGAGTCGGTGACGATCGGTGCCAAGCAGCAGTTGGTGGTGCACAAACTGGTCGGTGGCAAGCGGATCGTTGATGTCCTTGGTCTGGACTACAAGAACATCCGCTGGTCCGGCTGGATGACCGGCGCGACCGCTGGGGATCGGGTAATCGAACTCGAAACCCTTCGGGACGCCGGCTTGCCTCTCAGCTTCAATATGGACGGCTACTACTTCAGCGTCATGATTGAGGACTTCGAGGCGAGGTTCGAACACGTTTATCGGCGCTACTACAGCATTGATCTTCTGGTCGTTTCTCGCCTAGATGCGCCGGTCACCGAAAACGCGCTGGCCGGCACCCTCGACAACCTGATCAACAGCGACGTGAGCGAATCGCTCGGCCTCGCCAGCATCATCAACTCGGACGCTGTGACCAGCAGCATCAACACCGTCAAGGACGCCGTGTCGCAGGTGCAGGGCTTTGCCAATGCCACCATCGACACGGTGCAGACGGTGATTCGCCCTCTGGTAGCCGCGCAGGCAGTTGTGCAGTCGACGATTGCCCAGGTCGGCGCGTCAGTGAACGACATCACCACGCTCGGCGGCCTGATCCCCGGTAACCCAGTATCGACCGCAGCAAACAACGTGCTTCGCCAAGGCGCTGCACTGACTCAGCTCGCGCCCCTGTATCAGATGCAGAGCGTCTTGGAGCGGATGCAGAAGAACGTGCTCGCCGGCCCGCTGGCAAACGGCACGTCCAGTGTCACTACCAGCAACTCGACCCTCCAGAAAGTGGCGGCCGACAGCTACGGCGACCAGTCGCGGTGGACGGAAATCGCCGCTGCAAACAGCATTATCGATCCTCAACTCGACGGCATCCAGACGATCAAAATCCCAGTAGGTGAATAGATGGACCTGAATACGGCCGAGACAGAACAAATCGTCCGGCAGGTAGTCGGCCGTCTGCTGCTCAACGGGGTAGAGGTTCCGTTTGTGTCATGCGAGATCGACAGCAACGCCTTTTACTCGGCGGACACGTTCTCTGTGGTGTTTGCGCGGACTGAAATGCCGCCGCCGTACAACACTGTGCAGTGGTGGGGCGCGCAAACATCGATCGAGGTTTCAATTTCCATCGGTTTGTTGGGCCAAGGTGTTGAGGATTGGCGCGAGCTGATCGTCGGCACCGTGGACAGACTCAATATTCATATGAGCAAGTTCGAGGTAAGCCTCGACGGCCGCGACTACACCAGCAAGTTCATCGATACGAAGACCAACGAGAAATTCGCCAACATGACCACCAGTCAGGTGGCCACGCTGCTGGCGAATCGGCGCGGACTGAAACCAGTTGTCACTGCGACCACAACTCAGGTCGGCGGAATCACCAAATGGGACCACGCGCACGTCACTGACGAGCGCACAGAGTGGGACCTGTTGGCGTACTTCGCCGGGCTGGACGGATTTCAGGTCTATGTGATCGGCAACGAACTGCATTACGAGCCTGCCCTGAACCCTGACACCACTGATCAGTACCTGATCAAGTGGGTAGAGCCTGGCGCATTGGCCTATCCGCAGTGCAACACCTCTGATGATCTGGCCTTTGAGCGAGATCTGACCTTGGCGAAGGGTGTGACAGTGCAGGTGCTGTCGTGGAATGACGGCAAGACAGTCAAAGCCACGTACCCGACCAACTCTGCGAAAGGCATCTCGCCCGGGCAGGCGACGGCCAAGCGGCAGGTCTACGAGATCAAGCGCAACGGCCTCGACCAGAACGCGGCGCAGCAACTGGCGCAGAAGATCCACAAACAGATCACCGACCACGAAATGCGCGTGTCCGGATCACTGCCGGGCGACAACTCGCTGATGCCGAACACAATCGTGCGCGTTGAGGGTACTGGCTCAGGGTTTGACCAGCTCTATTACGTCGACTCTGTGCGCAGATCTTTGAGCTTCGAGTCTGGCTACAAGATGAGCCTGACGGCCAAGAATCATAACCCCAACTCAATGGTGCAGCCGTGAGCCTCCAACAACTGACGAATGCGCTACACCAGACCCAGACGACTGACGCAACCGGGTCGCGCTCTGGAACTATCACCAGCTATGACAAGGACAACGGCGTCGTCAAGGTTGCTATTCAGCCTGAAGGCCGTGAAACCAATTGGCTAAAACTGGATTGCCCAGCCGTCGGTAATGGCTGGGGGGTTCAATTCGGTCCGCAGATCGGCGATGAGGTCACTGTCGAGTTCGATTCATTCGATCCCAACAGTGGAAGGGTAACGGCGCGCCACACGAATAGCTTGAATCTCGCAATGCCAGTCCCGTCCGGCGAAATCTGGATGGTTCACAAGTCTGGCGCGTTGCTCAAGTTCAACACGGACGGGACCGTCTCGCTGCATTCAGGGGTCGCAATCAACTACGACGCCCCAGCGCACCACTTCACCGGCGGCCCAGTCACGATGGACCACACGCTGACAGTTACTGACAGCACAGGTGTTGTAGTGACTGGTGGCGATGTCAAGGCCGACACCATCAGCCTAAAAACTCACCGCACAAGCGGCGTCACCGCTGGTGGCGGGACTTCTTCGGTGCCAATCCCATGAAAGACCTGAACCACTACCCCGGAGACGATCTTTCACTGTCCCCGACCGGAAGCTTGTCGCCGGTCGAGGGCATGGAGAGAGGCAAGCAAAGGATTCTGCGCAGATTGATCACCAACCCAGGCGATTACCTGTTTCATCCTGAATATGGGGCAGGGCTTGGCCGCTACGTCGGCGCCCTGATGAATATTCCGGAAATCATCGCGAATATCAGAGGGCAGATATTGCTTGAGGATTGCGTGGCTAAGAAGCCCGCGCCAGTGATTTCTGTCACACCATCAAACGACACCATTTCCGTCAATATCAGTTACACCGACTCCCCGCTTGGAGAGCCGGTGACGCTTTCGTTCGAGGTAAATCGCTGATATGGCATCTCTCAATGTCAAGGACTTCACCACGCTGGTGCGTGATCAGGTGACAGCCATTCAGGGGCGTGCCGCTGGGCTGGTGGATTTCACCATAGGCTCTCTGCTGCGGGCGATCACAGAAAGCAATGCCAGTGTCCTCCAATGGCTCCAGCAGTTGATTGTTACGCTGCTGGCCACCACGCGCGCATCGACGTCATCCGGCGCAGATCTCGATTCTTGGATGGCTGATTTCGGCTTTTATCGCCTGTCTGCAAGCTTTGCCACTGGCAGCGTAACCTTTTCAAGATTCACGCCGACCAACTCTGCATTGATCCCGATCGGCGCGCTGGTTAGTTCGACCGATGGCTCGCAGCAGTATTCGGTGACCATCGATACTACGAACGTGCTCTATAACGCCACGCTCGGCGGTTATCTGGTGCCGGGTGGCACCGCATCGGTCACTGTGCCGGTGATTGCCAGTACCGCAGGTGCTGCTGGGAACGCTTTGATCGGGACTGTAACTGTCATCGTCGGATCCATCAGCGGCATTGATACCGTGAATAACTCTGCGGTATTCACCAATGGTGTTGATCCAGAGACGGACGAAGCATTCCGGGCAAGGTTCGTGCTCTGGGTTCAGTCCTTGTCGAAGGCAACGAAGGCAGCCATTCAATATGCGCTTTCCTCGATGCAGCAGGGCGTCTCCTACACGCTGACAGAGAACCAGGACTACAGCGGCAACACTCTGTATGGCTACTTCTATGCAGTCGTTGATGACGGCAGTGGGGCGCCTTCAGGATCGTTTTTGGTGAATGCTGCCGCCGCCATTGAGCCGGCTCGAGGCTTCACGACCCGATACGGTGTTTTCGGCCCGGTTCTGGTGACCGCTAACGTCGGGATGACCATCACCACCGATGCTACGGTCACCCACAGCGTCGTTGTGGCGCAGGTCACCATGGCGATTCAGGCTTATATCGCCGGGCTGAAGCTTGGTCAGATCTTGCCTTTCACACAGCTGGCAGCTATTGCCTACTCGGTCAGCCCGTCCATCACCAACGTCTCCGGCGTACTGCTCAATGGCAGTACCGCCGATCTCGCGTCGACAAATAAACAGGTCATCAGACCAGGCACAGTGACGGTGGCTTAAATGAGTGTTGGCGATCAGACAGACATGTTCGGCCGGCTCAAAAACCTCTTACCGCTGGGCTGGTTCGGCGACAACAACCCTATCAGGGACGCGCTTCTGTGGGGGTATGCCCAAGCGCTTTCATGGGGGTTCACCCTTTATCTCTACGCCAAGGACCAGACGCGAATCAAATCAGCCACTGATGGCTGGCTTGACCTGATTGGGCTGGACTTCTTCGGCAACAACCTGATTCGGTTCTCGACCCAGCTCGATCCGAGCTATCGAAACCGCATCTTGATCAACATATTCCGCGAGCGCGCTACTCGGCGCGGCATGAGTCAAGTGCTGTTCGACCTGACCGGGCGCTATCCGCTGATCATTGAACCAGCAAAGCCTGACGACTGCGGGTGCCTGGGGCTGACGCTTGGCCTTGGTATCGCAGGGCCCCTCGGCTCCACGAGCTGTCCTTATCAGGCATTCGTGACCGCCTACAGACCTACAGGCAGCGGAGCGGCCAATTGGCCGGGTATCCATACGAATTGGTTTGGGCTTTCAGTCACTAGCGGACTGGTCCCAAGCACGCAGCTTTCCCCCGCAGTATCCGACGCCGACATTGTGGCCGCTATCGAAGCCACAAAGATGTACGGGTCAACGATCTGGTACCGGATCACCAACTGAAACCACTCATTCAACTCTATGCCCGCCTTGTGCGGGCTTTTTTTTGGGGATTCCATGGACAGACAGATTGTTTACCCGGGCCAGATCCTGCCGGAAACCAGCCTTCTTCAGATGACGAAGGACACCATGATCGGAGCGGCCAAGCTTGCTTCTGCGCTGCTCGGAACCAGCACCATGGCGACCGGTTTTGCGGTAACGCCAACAGGCCCAGCATCCCTACAGGTTCTGTGCGCTCCGGGCGAGATCTATAGCCTTACCGCCATCGACGCCTTGGCATTTTCGACTCTGCCGGCCGATACCACCCACTCGATTCTCAAGCAGGGGATCATGCTGGATGGCGTCACGCTTAGCTGTGCGGCCCCAGGCACGACTGGGCAGTCGATCAACTACCTCGTTCAGGTCACGTACCAGGATTCCGACTCGACGCCTGTACTGCTGCCTTATTACAACAGCGCCAACCCGTCTATGCCATACAGCGGCATGGGTAATAACGGCCTGACCCAAAACACCGCCCGCAAAGGAATTGCTGTCGTAGCAGTGAAGGCGGGCGCCTCTGCGGCCACTGGCACCCAAGTCACTCCGTCTCCTGATGCGGGTTACATCGGCCTGTATGTCGTAACGGTCGCGTTTGGCCAGACCACCATCACGTCCGGGAACATCACCACCGCACCGAATGCGCCGCTGATCAATAGCACGCTTCATGGCTTGACCCCTGTGTTCTCCGTGAACCCATCTGTTCCTGTCGCGACTGTTGCCGCTCACGCCGTGACCTTCGGGCAGATCTCTGGTCTTGTAGGATCGGTGCGAAACCTTCGCTGCTCGGTCGCCGCCACTTCGGCATCAGCCACCATCACCGCAGACGAAATCATCGTTGAGTCCGCGCTGGGCGGGTTGCGCTACTGCCTGTCGTCCTTCAACAAGACGATCAACCTCGGCGGCACAGGCGCCGGCGGCATGGATACCGGCACGGCGACCGCGAACGGCTTCGTCGGCATCTATGCAATCTACAACCCGACTACGCAGGTTTCAGCGCTCCTGGCCACGATGGAAGCCTCTGCTGTTCTGCCAAGTGTCTACGGGGGCGCGAATATGCCTGCCGGATACACGGCTTCGGCTCTGATCTCGGTTGCGCCGATCAGCGCCACGATCGGGCAGTTTGCACAGTTCTTCCAGTTGGACCGGTATATCGATTACCTAGGCGTTGGGGTTCTTACCAGCAGCACGGCCATTGTGACGGGTCAGGCGCGCGGCTCAACAGGGATTCCTTATAGCGCGAAGTTCGTGAGTGGTTTCAACCAGGTTGGTAACTCTGCCGCGACAGCTGTATCGCAGATCCTGACGTCTACGCCGGTCTCGACAGTAGGTGGTCAGTTCAACTCCTGCAACGTTACTGCCGGCTCGTCGCAAGCTATTCCGTTCCGAGTCGCCATTTCCGTTCCGCAGAATATTTACCAGACCACCACCAGCGGGGCTGGCACTCCGAGTTTCACGATCAGTGTGAAGTCCTACGAATTCTGAGGTGCATCATGATTGCCGAGTTTTCAGACGCCACTAAGCCTGTCATCACCGGAATCTTCAGTTCTCCGCAGCCCACTGAATGTGTGCCTTTTCAGGATGAAGTTTTTGCAGACGACCCGCGTTATAAGGCTTGGTGGGATAATTTATTGCCAGGGACGATAACTGGCGATCTTCCGATTCCAACCGGTAAAGGCTGATTTTCCCTCGCTTCTGTTGATCGAAATCCATATCATCGCCAGCTAAGCAATCATATTTGGCTGGCGGTGAGATGGAGCGAGTTGTGAAGGAACGGGATGGAAGCGTAGATGTTCTCCGTGGCCTTGGTATTCTTTTGGTCGTATCCGGTCATGCCAGCAGTGGATCAGGTCTATATCAATTTTCACCGTATTCTTTCCACATGCCGTTATTCTTTTTTATTTCAGGGCTGTTCTTCTCTGAGCTTAAAATAGAAAGAGTATCGCATGTTCTTTTGAAGAACATCAGATCTTTACTTTTGTACTCGACTGGATTTTATTTCTTTTATGCATTTATGTGTATGGCGATATCGAGCATTGGGTTCAAGGCTTTTGATGAGCCGTTTTCCTTGCAGGCTATCTTCCTGAATCAGTTCGTTACAGGCGGGGCTTACAAGTTTACTTCTGCATACTGGTTTATCCCTTGTCTTTTTTTCGTTAAGATTTATTTTTCAGTAATTCACGTACGACTTGCATCGGCTGTTAACTCAATACGTTTCGAAGCTTCGCCAGCAGTTTTTTTTGCTGTCTATTTAATTGTTGCGTTTTTGGCTGTCGTATATAGTTTCAAAATGTATGCTGCCAATAATGTGCAGTGGCCAGAGGTGCAGGGCTTGCGTGTAGCCTTCGCTGCATTTTTTTATTATCTCGGATTCCTGTTTGCAAAATACAGGCTTCAGCGCTTTGCAAGCCATGCGATGACTATTGCTATTCTTTTTATAGTTCAGCAACAGCTGTGGGTGTACTCTGGAAACCTAGATTACTGGATGCAGGTCTCTAAATTTCAGTCAGCCTATTTGCCTGTCATTACCAGCACGATTGCTATCGTGTTTTTTTACGGGTTATCCGTAATAGCCTCAAAGAATGAGTCGTGGGTTAAAGTAGTTGGGTACATAGGAAAGAATTCCTTCCCGATACTTCTTCACCATTTGTTTGGATTCTTCGTTATCAACGCGATTCTTTGTGCGCTTGGTGTGATAACCCCGGCCGACGTGAAAAGTCAGTATTTCCAATATGACACTGTGCATTCCTGGCCTTTTTATATTGGTGGTGCAGTTATTTACTCGTTGGCGTTTGATCGATATGTAGTTGTGCCACTGAAAGATCGCGTGAAGGGGCGACGTTTTATGAGACGCTTTAAAAACACTGCGTAGCCATTGTTGAGAACATTAAAACCCGCTTCGGCGGGTTTTTTATTGTCTGGAGAAAAGTATGCCAATCACCGCGCAGCAGTTGCTGCAGAGCCTTCCGAACGCCTGCCGACGTGCCGACGTTTTCATGCCCGGAGTTTGACAAATGCGCATTTCACAAAATGGCATCTCTGTACTGAAGCACTTCGAAAGCTGCTCGCTATCGGCTTACCCAGATCCGGCCACCGGTGGTGCACCATGGACGATTGGCTGGGGACATACCGGGCCGGAAGTCGTGCGCGGCCTCGTTTGGACTCAGGCCAAGGCAGACGCTCAGTTACTGAATGACCTCGCATCGCGAGAGATGGCAGTTTCCTGCGCGGTGACCACCAGTATCAGTCAAGGACAGTTCGACGCTTTGGTTGACTTTGCCTACAACCTAGGCATTGGCAACTTTCAACATTCCACGCTGCTCCGACTGATCAACGCCGGCGATATGGACGGCGCCTTTGCACAGTTCGCACGCTGGAATCGGGCAGCAGGTGTTCCGATGCGAGGTCTGACCCGGCGTCGTGCCGCTGATGCCGCGCTGTTCGCCGGGAAGACCGGAACCCAAGCGATCGCCATCGGAGTGGCTGCCGCATAAGCCCGCTGCATCAACCTCTGTTCACCCCAAACCCATCAGGTACATCATCATGAAATCAGCTCTCTTCGCTGGGTCGCTTTTTGCTGCCTGTATTTTGTCCGCTTGCTCCGCCATTCCGCAGGGCAGTACACCTCTGCCGCAGATCGTGACTGGTTACTGCGCACTGCCTATTCCAGATCGCGCACTGAACCGCGCTGTCATCAACAGCCTGCTGCTGCCGAACTCGGTGGCGATCACTTGCGCAGCGGACAGCGGGAAATGAGCGATGTAGGTGGCGCCTTGGCCTATCCCTACATCGGCAACGGGCCGGGGCAGTTCTCCCTGATCCCATTGCTGCGCCCGTACAAGGTCGGAGAGTGGGTTGTCATGGAAGACTTCGGCTACCTGCGCAAGGACGGAAGCTACCAGCATGTACCGAAGTATTTTATCACTGACCTTGCTTCGATCCCGTGGCTTGCTGAGCCGATGTTCAACAGCACTGACAGCCGCCTGCCGGGGATCGTCCACGATGCCAGCTACTGCTTCAATCAACAGCCCAAGGCGTGGTGCGACAGCATGCTCTACGAAATGCTGCAGGTGACCGGCGCGCCTCTGATCCAGAGCCATCTGATTTATGCAGGTGTTCGGGTCGGTGGCGCATCACGTTATGCGGCCTGCAAGGGCGGACCGAAGAATGAAGACTTCGCCTGGGAGCTGATGGGGGGCGATGAGGTGGCACTGTACAAGAGCGCCTACCATCTAGCCTGATGGATGTTGTGCAAGCTTCATTTTGGGGGTTGTGTTCAGTCGGCAGAACGCCGGAGGAGGGTGCGTGACTTTTGCGTGACTCTCTCACGCACTTGTAAGCTCTTGTGGGCATTCGGTTGCAGCGAGCGCCAATGATTACGGGCAAAACAAAGGGCCTTACAATGGTCCTGCGTGCATGGGGTGCTAGGGGTCGAGTGTTCGAATCACTCCGTCCCGACCATATTTTTCAATGACTTAGCCCAATCCTCTCAGGTTGGGCTTTTTCATGTGCGTGACTTTTGCGTGACTCCTCGATTTTTCACGCCTGTTTCCTCTTCAAGATCGTCAGCACCGGTCCACGCGAATCGGTTGCTGATACCATGTTCGCAGCTTCAATCAGATGCCCGAGCTCGGCGCCCGAGTAGTGACTGGTGATGCTGCCGTTCTTGTGGCCCAGAAGTGCCTTGCGGTCTTCCTCGGTTACGCCTGCTGCGCGCAGCCGACGGCCAAACGTGTGTTTGAGGTCATGAATCCTTATGGATGCATAACCTGGGTGAGCGGGGCGAAGGTTTTCCTCCTGCCAGAGTTTCGCCGCTCTCACCCGCGCCTTCTTCCAGGCCGAGTCGTTCATCCGGTGTATTGCGTTGCCGTTGTAAGGGAAAACCCAATCCTTGCTCAGGCCGCGCTGCTGCTCGATGATCGATTTGGCCACGTTGTTGAGCACGACCAGTCGCTCATCACCGTTCTTCACCCCGGACCGTTCGTGTCTGCCGCCGAAATCAGCCGGGATCAGAAACACGCTGGTCCCGAGTTCCGGCACCGAAATCTCCCAATCCCACCTCAGCTTGCAAACTTCCTGCTCCCGCGTGCCGGTGTTCACCTTGAACAGCGCCATCGTTTGCAGGTGGGCCGGCAACTCCCCAAAGAGAATCGACTGCTCCTGCCATGACATCGGGTACGGCTTGCGGCTCGACTTCTTCTCTTCCAGCTTCGTGAGCATCGGCACGCTATCCAGCCACGGCCTGCGCTCATCATCTCGCCACTTCCTGGCACACAACGACAAAACCCGAACCACACGCTCGATCGAGATATTCACCGTCCTGTTGCTGACTCCCTTCTTTATTGTCCCGTCCTCCAGCTTCTTGGTCGCCAACCTGTCCTTGATAAACGGCGCTAGAGCCTGGTCATCAATATGGGTCAGCGGCAAGTGACCTATGAATGGGTGAAGCTGTGCAAGGTGGTGCCCCGACAGTTTGATCGAGGGCTGATCCTTGAACTCTAAAAGGAAGCGCTCCGCTGCCTCCTCCCAAAGCCTTACCGTCTTAACTCCATACACCTTCTGCTGGCGAACCTGCTCCATCCTGAAAATCAGGTAGCGCTCGGCTTCTTCCCTGTCACCAGTTCGAGTGCTTTCATAAAGGCGTTCTCCGTTGATCTTCTTGTCGATATGCCAGATACCTTTCCTTTGAGAGAGGCCTGTGATCGATTTTCGCGCCATGATTTATCTCCTTTCTGGCGCTCGCTGCGGGGCAATTGTTGCTCCGGGGCGCGTTTTTTATCAATGGACTTAGCTTCGACGTATGCTGAGGCCCAGTCGTCCAGCTCCTGCCGGTCAAATCCGACGCCGCGCTCGCCGATGGGGAATTCGTGAACGTGAGGGCGCACCTCGGCGTCGAACACCGCACGGCACATGCCCAGATATGCGGGTGCCTGTTTGGCCCGGATGAAGCGGGGTAGCAGGGCGAGTTCTGCACTCATGGCGTCTCCTTACTGATGGCCTTGTAGCCGTCGATCTCGGCCATGTCCCGGTCATAGGATCGGCGCGTGACTGGGTGCATGTCGTCCGGCTGCTGGCCGTGGTACTTCTGGAGTACTTCGCCTTCGAGCGATGCCGTACATTCGGCCAAGGCCTTGCGCAGCTCATCAATGGTGATGCGTCGACTCCACATCGGATCGCCCGGTACCGGCACGAGCGGAGTAGTCTGGTCGATCATTGACCGGATGCGGCCCAGCAGCTTGGTGTTCTCGGCCTTCAGCGCCCTCATCTGCCCGGCGATATGCTCCTCCAGCGACATCTGGTCCCGCTGCCAGTCGCGCTCGTCGTGTGCGTAGCCGAATCGAGTGCAGAGTGACCGGTGGAAGTTCTTGAAGCTGGCGTGTGTTTCCTGAAACAGGTTTCTCATGGCTCGACCTCTTCAGCTTCCTTCTCCATGCGCTCAAGGCGAGCGCTGAGCTTGAACAGGAGATCGCGATGGTCCTGCGCATCCATGACAGGTATGGCGACGAAGAGAATCCCCGCCTTGACCATCTCGTTGGCTGCTTCAATCGCGATCCGAAGTTGTACTGGGCTGGCTCGATTCATGGCTCGACCCCAAGACGAACGACTGTCGCGATCTCGGTGTAGGCCGCATAGGCATCATCGGAGTTCTGGAAGGACAGGACGATCGAGTATTTACCGCCGGATTGCTCGAGGGTGTTGAAACTCTTGCCCAGCAACAGCCCGACCGACTTCCGTCCATTCTTGAATCCATCGGCGTCGGCGTTTGCCACGTCAGTGGTCGTTTGGGTCGTAAGCCCGCCGCGCAGATGCTCAATCATCTGCGCCTGATGGGCGATGGTGGCTTGGGCCTTCTCCAGTTCCGCGGCATAAATCCGGCCGGCGTCCGGGTGCCCTGTAGTCATGTAGGGATCGATTCCGCTCATATTTTTCTCCACGCTGCAGCCGACACCCGCGCCCAGCGCTCCTGAGTGACGATGATGAAATTGCGAATACCCGTCATGACCTTGTGCATCTCGCCGTCGAACTCGACGAACTGGCCGGCCTTGCGGTGCTCTGGCACACGGTCGATGACGTCGAGCAACTTGCCCGGGGTGCCGTCGGAGTTCTGGGCGTGAATGTCATACGCTGCCATGGCGTTCCACCTCGATGCGTTTCTGAATGCCCACCCGATACCCTTCAGGTCGGAGCGCGGCGGTCTTTTCGATATTGGCGATGACCCGCTCGACGCCGCCGAAGATCGGGTCTACCTGGCGCCCGTCCTTGAGCAGTTGATCGGCCAGATTCCAGCCTTCTCTTTCTTCAATGCGAGACATGAGGTGCTCCGTTAATCGAAGTCGTGGATGAGGACTGGCCGTGCGGCCGGGATCGGTTCGAGTGTTGCGAGGTTGAGCAGGGTGAAGTAGCCGCGATCTGGCATCCAGCCAGCGGTGTCGATGTGGATTACGTTGCCGAGAGTCTCGGGCGATCGCAGAGGGGTGTGGCCAACGACCATGGCGCGCAAGCCTTCAACACCTCCCATCTCACTCTGTTCGATCCGTCGGCGCGACCACATGCAACTGTTCTGCACTAGTTTCAGGCGCTTGTTGCTCTCCGGGGATTCCAGCTCGGCGCGCAACTGGCCCCAAGATGGGAATGGGCAATCCGCGTGCACGATCCCGATGAGGCCCAGCGCCGTATCTACCTCAATGGCAATCGGCAATTCGGCGAACTGTATTGCGAATTCACGTTGCTCGTCCCACGCAAGCCCGGCAAACCATGAGCCGCCGTTGTAAACCCAGTTTTCCGTGTCGCAGGTGTCGAAGCGAACCACGTAATCGTCATGGTTGCCGCGCACTGGGTGGAACCACGGCTTGGCCAGCCAATCCAGCACATCGCGGCATTCAGGGCCACGGTCAACCAGATCGCCGACGCTGAAAAGCCGGTCGACGACAGGGTCAAACCCTGCCGCATCCAGCGCTGCCTGCAACCGAGTGAAATGCCCATGAATATCGCCGACCGCGAAATCTCGGCCGACCGTGTTCATGGCGAAGCGCTTCACGCGCGACACCTCGATTGTTTCGAGCATGCGAAGTTCTCCATGCCGCGCGTGGCGGCAGAAGGTGGTGATGGGTTAATCGGCGTCTTCTTCGTCTTCTGGCCAGCCCTTCAGGTCTCGCGCCCAGGCCGTCCACTGCTTGCGTTGCTCGTCGCTCATTTCGTTCCAGCGCCCAGCAACCTCCGACGAAACCACTCCCCCTGCCTTGAGATGCACGGTTCCGCAGTTGCTACCGAGATCTTCGTCCGCATAACGAACAACGATTTCGTCATCTGGATGGAGTTTCGAAAGCTCTGTCAGAACCGGAATCGGACACGACCACGCGGTATCGAACGAGAGTTCGCCGGCATCCAGCTCAATCACCTGGTCGTAGGCGTTCCACTTTGTTCCCCAAACGTCCCGGGCGAAATCCAGCGAGTGGAAGTGCCCAGACGATCGCTTGTTGCGCAGCATCTGGATGAATTGCTCGAAGCATTCTTCGCTCAGTTGCAACACGTCGGCCTCTGTGCGGTTACGCCGCTCAAGCCCCGCAATCAAAGGATGATCGTGGAGCGGCTGAGCAGTGATCGCTTCCGCCGCGGTCTCGGCCTGCCCGCTGATGCCGCCCCAAGGGAACACCCCTCGAAAGGGAAGGATGGTGTTGAAATCGATTTTGCCGCTTTCGTTGATCAACGACTTCAGGACGTGCGCTGGCGCGCGCACCTTATTGGTCACATGGTTTGGCATGGCAATAGAATTCCTCGCCCGCCGTACACCGGCAGGCTGTTGAGTTGGGGGAGGGGTTACTGCTGGATGAGTTCGGCAGGCACGCTCAGCGAGGGTCCGAGCTTGGCGAATACCACGGCGCGGAACACTGCGACAGTTCGGGTTTCGCCGGGCTGGCGGTTGAACGGGTCGTTGGTCATGTCGGCCAGCCACGGGTGCTGGTGGCCGACATCGACCCAGACGCCGTACTTCGTGATCAGTTGCTCGGCGTCGGGCAGGGCGAAGAGCTGTAGTTGGCCGGTGCTGGGTTGCGGATCGCCCTCAATCGCGTTTATTGCCCAGTCCAGCGCCGGTCCGGTCAGTTCCACGGTTCGGACGCTGACCAAGTGGCTCATCGCCGGCGGCCTTTGGCTCGCTCGGCCAGCTCACAGTCGACCGCCAGTTTCAGCAGGTTTCGCGTGGTTGACCTGAAGCCGCCCGTGTCTGGATATCCCTCTGATTGGTGGCCGTCGGGGTGGGCTTCGAACGGCCCATGCCAGCACCAATTCATTTTCCAATCAGCCCACACCGTGTAAGCATCCATCCCTTCGCCCCAGTAGTCGGTGCCCCCGCCAACACTCAGGCAATGCCTGACGCTCGAATTCTGGTCGTAAGCCAGTTCGGATTTCTCATCGTCTCGCCATGCCTTGCCATACAGCGCGGGGTGGAGCTGAACGAGGCGCTTACTGAGCTTTTTCTCGATGCGTGCTTTCATCGCCACGGCCCCCTGTAGATCAGGTAGGCCATGTAGAGCGGGGCGAAGATCATGGCGTCACCTTTTTCAATATCGTGCGGCGGCCTTCGTGATCGATTTGCGAAACAACTTTGCGTACGACGAGTTGATCCATCAGGCGGCACGCGCTGCCATAGCAAATCTTGAAGTGGCGCTGCAGTGCGGAAATAGACGCGCGGCCAGATTCGCGCACGAACGCTTCGGCCTGTATTGCCCGCTCTTCAGCATCAGCTTCGAGTTGAGCTATCAATTGTTGGGCTTCATTCATGAGGCAATACCTGTCCTTGCCGCTATAGCGGCTGACTTTGAAGGGGGAGGGATTTACAACTGAAGGGATGAATCAGCGGACGTAGACGAAGTAGAACCAGGTGAGGGCGATCATTTCCGCTCACCATTCAGCGCAGCGGTGGCGTCGAGGCAGGCGTTCCACTCTTCAGCCAGCATATCAGCGGCGCCGCACTTCCCGATTCGTGCGTGGTAGTGCTCTGGTGTTCTGCGCTCAGGCAGCACCATCGAGACCGGCGCTGGCGGGGCGGTGAACAGCGGTCGCCATTCCCAATAACCCGGCTTGTCCGTGAAGAACCATGGCTCTTCGGCGCTGTGCCTAGCCTGGTAGCAAACCGGCTCGCCCCTCCCACTCTCTAGTTCCTGCACGCGCGCCTCCAACCTCGCAATCGTTTCGCGGCGCTGGAAGTCCAGGTTTATTGCCTTGTTCAGCTTGTCTTCGAGCTGGGCGATGGTGGATTGCAGGGCGGCGAGTTCGGGCGCAGGGATATTTCGGTAGGCAGTCGGATGCGCGTAGAGCGGTTCGGAACTATTGTTTCGCTTTGAGCGAGTGAATATCGCTTTCTGATCTTCGTCAAAGCGCATCCACGCTACCGGAACAGGCACTTGCCGCTCGACCGCTGGCGCATCGAGAAGGGTGCGCAGCTCCTTCCATGCGTCCACGTAGGCTTTTGTTCCCATGTCGCCGATTATTGCCTCAATCGTCGACCGCGACACGCCGTCAATCGTTGGGTTATTGGTCATGGTCAAACTCCTTTCGGCTCAAGCCTTTCGAGGCGATCACGCAAGCTGTTGATCTCGTCTTGATACTGGTCAGCCAAGGTTGTCAAGTCGTTGAAGTTGACCCAGTTCCCGTGCTTTTCCGGAACCCGGATAACGCTTCCTTTTTCGTCCTCGCCGCCGCGCCAGAAGTTGAATCGAGGCAATTCGTGAATCTTGTCCCACATGTCGTACCCTTCACGCGTTTCAATATTTCTCATGACTTTCTGCCTCGGGGTTGGGGTTGAGGGCGGCGTCGATTTTTCTGCAGTCTGCCGCAGAAACGTGATCATCGACCCAGGCTTGACGAAGCATTACTAACAGCTCCGCAATGCGCTGCTCGTCGGCAGCAATCTGATCATGCAGCGAGTTGATCACCTCGACCGAAGCCTGTACGCCAGCCTCAGCCGTATCGGCGCGCAGGCGTTGGGCGTCGAAATCGGACTGAAGTTTTCTCAGTTCTGGGACTGCCGATATAAGTTCCCGCAGAGGAACTGACCAAGATTTAACGGTCTCGCCGCCGGCCCATGGCTTACCGCCGGCAATCCTGAAGTTGTTCAGGTAGCAACAGTGCAACTTGCCTTCCCACTTTACGACTTCAAGTTGGAACCTCGGATCTTCTTTCACTTCACTCATGACATGCACCATTGAATAAGTTGCGGCCAGCCGGCCATGGCTAGGCCGAGGATTGCGAAGAGGGTTTGGGGGATCATGACAACCACCAATACCCAAACGGCAGCCAGAAGGTGACGATGCAGAGCAGTCCGTACTTGATAATCATGTTGAAGCCCTCTCGGCCCTGAGCCGGGCCTGGAACGTTGAGCGGTGGAAGCCGATGTGCTGCTCCACGTCGTACCAAGTAGAGCCGTGAGCGCGCATATCCAGCGCCATGGATAGGTAATGCTCAGTACATTGCCGTGGCTTGCCCTTGTTCCCGAGAACGATCCCGGCCGCATTCAGGTAGTACACGACCGTCGCATAGGGTCTTCCGATAGCCTCTGCGATGACGGAGGCCTTGTTGCCGAGCGCATGCAGGCTGAAAATTTGCCCTACCTCATCTCGAGACAGTTTCGTTTTCATGATTCCTCCGCGCATGTTCCTGCTGCCGGGCCTTGCTGCACTTGTCGCTTCGGCACTGGTTTCTCGGCTTCTGGCAATAGGTGCAGAAAAACCCCAGCTCCAAATAGCCGGCGTTGAGCTTTCCTTTGGATGACATGAGACCTCCAGTCATTTCTTCGGATAGGTTTTGGTGAGGGAGCCATTGACGCTATATCCGCGCTTTAGCACGACGTTGGCCAGCTTCTCGCGGTCTTTCTCGCTGTGGCTGGCCTGACTGAGCAGACCGAAGTAACTGTTGGCGGTTTCGCGCAGATCCTCGGCGGGTGCCGCAGCGGTCCGTTTCAGTGCCTGGGCTAGTGATCGCTTCCGCGTGGTCCGCCGCCAGGGCTTGATGACGTGTCCAACGAAGTCGACGCCTCGGTCCACCGGTTGAAGGATGGTCTTCGTCGGATTCAGCTTGGCGCCGAGGGTCGACAGGAACAATTCAACCTCGGCCTTCCAGGCGTTCAACTGTTGTGGCGAATCATGCAGGAACACGAAGTCGTCGACGTAGCGGACGTAATGCTTGGCGCCGAGCCGGTGCTTGGCAAACTGATCCAGCGCGTCGAGGTAGACGTTGGCGAAGAACTGCGAGGAAAGGTTGCCGATCGGCAGGCCTAGGTGCGCCGGTTGCGCTGTCAGGCGCTTGTGCTGCGGCACCCGGTTGAACAGATGGGCGGGGCTGCGCAACACGTAATCTTCGCGCGGGTCGTGCATCAGGATCGTTTCGGCCAGCGACAGCCACCAAGGCTCGGTGATCTTCTTGGCCAGCTGATGGCGCAGCACCTGCTTATCGATCGCGACGAAGAAGTTGGCGAGATCGCACTTGAGGTAGAAGATCGGCTTCGCCCAGTTTTGGCTGGCGCTGCGGATCTTCGATTCAAGGCGTTTCGCGGCGTACAACGTGCCGCGCCCTGGGATGCACGCACAACTGTCCGCTATGAAGCTGGCGTAGAAGCGCGGTGCCACATGGTTGTACATAAGGTGGTGGACGACGCGATCCCGGAACGCTGCTGCCCAAACCTCGCGGGCTTTCGGTCGGGTGACCACGAAGCAGATGGAGCGGCCTGGCCGGTAGGTGCCGGCGATCAGGTCGTCGTGGAGCTCCAGCAAGTTGATCTCCATATCCTTCTCGAAGTACCGGGCGCTCGCGGTGTTCCGCTTGTTCCGGCGGCAGTCGTAATACGCTTGGACGAGATCTTCGAACTGGAAGGGTGCAACACTTAAATCTGCGGACCGGGCGCGCGACGCGCTCGTTGTTCTTGTCGTTGTTGTTGAGCCAGCCATCTTCAAAGTCCATGTCGTAGGCGTTGTTGGCGGAGAACTGCGACCTATCAAGCTATCTACATCGCCTTGCCGAAGGCGGAACCGATCAGCAAGGAAACTGCACAAGACCTACGCGGACGCTTTAGACCGGCGGTATCTTTTGTGTGCATGGCGGTGACCCAGAGGCCAGCGGCTCGACCAGATTTTGCGCACAGGCGCGAGAGCCTTGGCCCTCACCCAGCGGGCGCGGTTGCGGACTTCTTCCAGGCATTTGCCTGTCGACCTACAGATGCCGTTAACTTCATTGCTTTGGCGTGCTGCCCTTTACTGATCAGCGCTTTATTGGTAAGCGCTCGCAGCAAGTAATTCAGCATCCAAATGCTTTCCAGTAGGAGGTTCAGGTGGGGCAGCTTGTCTCGCGACATGTTGGCCCGACCAATCAGCACCAGAACCTGCAGACACTCGTCTCGAATCTTCGCTCCTACGACCTGTTTAAGGTCGCGAGGGATGTTGCGCACCAGGTCGAGCGACATGCCAAGCAGTTCTTCTGCAACCTTGTGGATCTCCAGATCCATGTGAAGGGCCATCCTGGCCTCCTTGAAAAGCGAGGGCGCTATCGCGCCCATGAATGAAGGATTGAAGGATCAAATAAATCGTCTGCGGACCGGGCGCGCGACGCGCTCGCTGCCCTCGTCGTAGCCGTAGAGCCAGCCACCTACAAAGACCAAGACGCAGGCGTCGTTGGCGGAGAACTGCGAGCTGGTCCAGTGGTAGCGCTTGCTGAAGACATTCTTGTCGCCCAGCGTGATCTCCAGAAACGAAGCCTCGCGACGGGACATCAGATGAAAGTCCTTGTGACCCTCGCGCTCG